ATGAAAGGTTTGGTGCTGACGTTATCGTTACTGATGTTATCCGTGAATGCTTTTGCCGCTGGGAAAATAGTGACTGTCAGTAAGTTTGAATTTGGCAAACAATGGGCATTTACCCGAGAAGAGGTGATGTTGGAATGCCGCTCAGGGGGAGCTTTGTTTGTGATAAATCCCAGCACATTAGCGCAATATCCACTTAATGATGTTGCATCTGAACAAATGAAAGCAGGCCATGTCCTTGCGAAACCGCTAGATATTTTATTATTAGATGATAGCGAGAACCCTGGTCAAAAGATGAGTTTGCTACCTTTCCAACAGCGTGCGATGACTTTATGCGAAAAGTAAGCACGACAACTTGAGCATCGCTACGGCCTTTATTTTCTATTTAACAGATAATTACCTTTCTTAACTGGTAGGCTAATTTGTATCATTTAAATTAGTTTGCAACCGTTATTAATTACTTCTGTTGCTAAGTTGGCGAAACACATGTCCTCGACTACTCTTAAAGAGTATGGCTGAACAAGCCTACGTTAATGCCAACTTTTAGCGCACGGCTCTCTCCCAAGAGCCATTTCCCTAGACCGAATATAGGAATCGTATTCGGTCTCTTTTTAATTTGTTGATTTTATTAGTGTTTTTTCACAACACACGAAAATACACGAAATTTCCACGAAATTCCATACTCGGCCTAAATTTCTACCCACTCATTTTTACGCGAATCCAGGTATACATTCGTCATTTTCATCGATTTGTGTCCAAGCAATTTCTGTGCAAATTCCTTACCGTATTCCGCTTCATAAAGACGAGACGCCAAGCTGCGGATCTCGTGAAAACTGGGCGGGGATATTTCATAAATCAGATCGGTTGCCTTCAATGCTTTAACAAAGGCTTTGGTGAGCGAGTCCGCGTTTAAAGCTCCGGGTTCTCGGCCTGAACTTTTATTGGATGAGCTGATGAGATATTCACTTTTACTGTTATTCAGGCACTTTTCTATAATGTCGCCAACCGTGGTATTCATTATTTCCAGCCGTAATGATAGCGATATTGCTATCTGCATCTTAGTCTTACTCTGGACGATCCAGAGCTTGCCGTCATGCACATCACTTCTTTTTAATTGCCGCACATCGTCACGGCGTTGGCCAGTAATTAGCGCCAACGCCAGGCTGAGTTGAACCCAGTTCCGTTGTTGGCCAGCAGCCTCATAAATTTTGCAAAAGGCGGCATAGTCAAGTCGTTCCCGCTTAACTTTTGGTGATGGCGTGCGTGTTGCTTCCACTGGATTGCTGCTAATTAAACCATCAGCTATTGCTTCGCGAAAAACATCAGACAAAACAGAACGTAGATTTACCGCCATCGAACTTTTACCATTATCGACATAGGTATTAATAAAATCAGCGATATGCTTGGTGGTAACGGTTTCGATCGGCCTATCTCCAAATTGCTGGTTAATATATCCGATTTGCAGGACTCTCATTTTCATAGTGTTCTCAGCCAGCTCACGACGCTTTAATAGTTCTGAATAGCGCTTTAGCCAACTCGCTACGGTATTAACTTCGGCTTTAGCCGCAGGAGTTGGGGCAGGGGCTTGCAATCGTTCCAGTAGGGCTACTGGCTGAAAGTTTGATTCAATATAGTTGTTAGCCTGAATGGCCTGAGAGATGGCATCCCTCCGGGCGATTTGTCCCAGAGGGATCTCTTTTCCAGTAAGTGGATTTCGCCAGTAATAAGATTTGTAATATCTCCGATATGTCAGATTTTTGGGTAAGTTGGCATCATATCGTTTTGGCCTTGATGCCATGATTAATTCTCTCTATCAGTGACGAACTTGTGCTGGATGACGTTTTGAGTATTTCTTTTGCCAGCCGATAACTTTTAGGTTGAATATAAATCGCACCTGGCTGCACACGATATTCACGCCCATGTTTTTCAGGTGCCGGGTAAATATTGCCGCCTCGCGCCCAGCGTTGGAGTGTCTGGGGTGTTGGTTGCTTACTGCGGTAGGTTTCTTCCGCCCATTCTTCTAACGTCAGTAGTTTGGTCATTGGTCTTTCCTCAGTAGGAAAGGGCGCAACGATGCTGCGCCCTTATTATGGTCGTTTGGTCTGGGGTGGTAAGGGGCTATGAATGTCAGATAAAAAGGATGCTTGTATCAAGAGTCTTTATTTTGAAAAACATATTAAAATATAGAAATTAGATTAATACTATAAGTAGATTATATATATTAGTTAAAGCTTAAAATATATTGAATTGCCTAGCCATCTACTTTTATATAAGTAATACTATATGCATTCACAGTAACTTTCATGTTGAGATCACATGCGACACCCACAAGTTTTTTACAAGTATATGACGTCTGAAACGACAAAAATAGTTCTTGAAACGTCAAAGCTAAGGTGGTCAAGTCCACAGTTGTTTAACGATTTGCTTGAATTTCAAAGAATGCCTGTTTTTGAGCCTAAAATTGATGATTCACATTGTCAATTTATAAGTGCGTTGGTAGATATTGCTTTAGGTAAAACAAACAGGCCGACAGGTAAAGCATTATCACTACGTGCTGAAGAAATGCTCGTAAAGGTCAAAGAGGAGATATCTAAAAAAGTAAATAATGATGAAATCATAACCAAGTTGGCTTTGTTGATAGAAAATGGTTTAGACGTCAAATGTGAACAAGGATTACGTGAAGTTGTAGAAGGTATAGACCTATCAAAGACCCGAGTCTTATGTGTTACTACATCGGCTGATAATGACGCTATGTGGGCAAACTATGCGGCTAACCATACTGGATGTGTTCTTGGATTTAGGCATATCAAAGAGCTAGATACACCTTTATTAGCGGCAGAGGAAGTACAATATTCGGATAAACGTATAGTCGTTTCTTCAGGAGTTGATTTTCTTTTGTATGGAAATTCTAAAAATTTGGAAAAGGAAGCGAGAAAAGCAATTTTTTACACAAAAAAAAGCGTTTGGTCATACGAATCAGAATGGCGAGTTTTAGCGTTGCGTAAAAATGAGTTAGCTAGCTATGGTGATTATATATTTGAATGTGACGAGCTCGAATCTATAACATTTGGTGCAAAGATTTCATCAAATATAGAGAAAATTCTCTATGATACTATTTCTGCAACTTATCCATCTTGTGAAATTTATAAAATAGTCATTGATGATGGTGAGGTCCAGAGGAAAAAAATCATAGGTCAATCAATATACTAGCTATCTTTAATTACATTTAATCTATTAATAATTTTCCTTCTTGAAGGAATGCGGAGCTGGTGCGCCAATTGCCATGCTTTGCGCTGGCTCTGGGTTTTATGCTCCAACATTTTGCGGATAGTGGTCACCGGAATACCGGTATCACTGGCAATCAAGTTTTCATTGTGGCCAGCGCGGTGAAACTGATAAATAGCCAGCAAAACTTCCAATGAGTAGCGCTTACGAATACCGATATCGACCGTATTCACCTGAGATAAGCCACGCCATTGCTCATTACCGGAATAAATTGGTTTTGGCATCGGTCGATAGGGATTACCACTGCGGATCTCTGCGCGACAGCGCATTAGCCAGATGATACGAGCGGTATAGTCTCCCCGGTCATCTTCTTTAAAGTAGTTGCCGGTACTCTGGTTCAGTTCCTCATCCATCATGCGGCTTCCTTCTGTTTCTGCTCTAATTCCCACTCTTTTACGATTCGGGTGCATTGAGCATGTACCTGGCGGGCGCTGGCGATCCCAAAGCCTTTGACGGCATTAGCCAACATATCCGGCGTTCGACGGACAACATCAAATAACGAATGGATCCCAGAACGGGCCAGCAGATCTAAATGCTGATCTTTCAACGGCAGGGTTTCGGTAAGCACGGTTTCTGCCCACTCAGCCCGCTTAACTAAGTGTGGGTGAGTAGGCTCAAGCAGATCTCGAATACGCTGGGTAACCGCCGGGGTGAGGCCATCCGGCCAGTTATGTTTGAAGTCATCAAACATGGGGTAGACCGGTAATGTCCACTCATTAACCGAGACAATCAGGCCAATACCACTGGTAGAGCGGATTTCAATATGCCAGTCAATATCGTTAATGATCTGCATATCGTAATCACCTGAGCGCAGTTTCAGTCCCCACTGGAAGGTATAAAAGTAAAACTCAATACCATCATTGCCACGATAGTAGGTTGGCTCGACGTCACCATCCATACGCTGGATCCGGTTGGTGAGGTCAGAAACGGCATTATTCAATTGGTCATTAACATTGACCATGACAGCCAGTTTGCTGGTTTTTTCTGCTACCTCTTTTTTGTATCGCCGGATCTCCGTTAATTGCTGGTTTAACAGGGTTCTTTTGTTCTCCAGATCATCTTTCAGGCGAACAATTTGGATTTTCATTTTTTCAGGATTCAGTGATTTCAGCCGATTCACTTCAGTGGCCAATACTCGCTGGTCGGAAAGTGACAGGTTGTATTTGGCTGAAATACTGTCTCGCTGTGCATTGGCTTCACTCACTGACAGGTCTGCATTTTCTATGCGTTCCTGCACTTGTGTTAACGCCAAGGATTTCGTGGTTAGGTCGTTTTCAGTTTTTTCTAAACGGTCGAATAAAAGGTTGTACTCGTCAGTCTCAATGTTGAGTTGTTCAATACATAGGGACTGTGCTTGGTTGAGTAAAACAGTCGCGCTCTCTATAGAGCGCTGTGCGGTGCCGGTAGTCTGCTCAATGGCAAGGTCTAACTGCGCCCGAACGGGGCGCAGGGATGACTCCAGCACACTGGCTGTGGTGGCCTGTGTGGTCATAATGGGTTACCTGTGGGATGCCTGCCAGGGCAGGTGATGAAAGGTTATTGCGTGATAGAGAAATAGCGGATCCGGCCCGCTTTCACTGCGTTGTACAGGCGGTTAACTGTTTCAGTAGTAAGCTCAATTCCTGCCGCTACTAAATCAGCATCAATTTGGGCAATCCAATTAGCTGGCTTGTCTATTGTTGCCGCATTTGCTGTTTTACCCAGTTGGTCAGGAAAACTCACCGAACCCTCAGGATGCAACGGCTGATGGGGAGTTACTGCTGTGATTACGGTAGCGGTTTCTGTTACGAGCGCTACGGCGGCCAGTTGCTGTTTTTTCAATTCTTCTTGTTGTTGCTCTGCTTGTTGTCGCTGCTGTTCCTCAATCTGTTTTTGCCGGGTAATGCGTTGATCAATCATCAGCGCCAGATGTTCGTGCTCAAGGGCAATTATCTGGTTGATGTCAGCAAACAGATTTTTATAAGCCGGTTCAATATCAGCAAATAACACTAAATTGGCCTGATACTTCTTACCTAATTGATTCGCGGCTATTTTGGCGCGGGCCAGTTCATCGTTGGCTGCACTCTGCAAAGAGGTGAGGGTTTTCTTGCCTTTGATAGCAGTGGCAAAATCAGCCGGGATAGTAGGTAGAGTGACAATAGCCAACTGTTTATTGATACCGGCAATGTGCTCAGCAAGAGCGGTTTTTACCTTATTCAGTATTTCAAGGCGAATAGCCTCTTTGCGTAACTTAACCAGTTTTGACAGGTCCAGCCGCTTGTTGCGCATTTCATCACGCAAGGTATCGATGGTGCGGAACAGTAAATCAATCTGCTCAGTTTTAGACAGCGCTTGCTGTTTAATCAGATCCAGTTCTTTCTCGGCTTTTTCACAGAATTTAACCGTTTCTTCTGCGTCAGCGAAGTCCTGATCGGTCACTAGATTAGTGTTGATGGATTGAATAAAGGCCAGCGCCTGATTCTGGTAAACAGTCAGGTTTGATTCTTTTACCGCGCCCTCTATCTCCACCAATACCTGTGGTCCCTCTGACACTCAATACCCCGATTGAACTGACGTTAACCGAGTGGTTGCGTTCCGGTGCTGCCCCAGCTGGATTGGTGCTTCAGGAAGAAGCCGAGTTAAAAGCCGTGTTGGAGCAGGGCGGTATTCTGCGCAGTAAGCATCAGGATTTAGTCAGCGATGAGATCCGCGGTCATATCGCCGCCGGTAAACTGGTGACCAAGCTGGCGCTGGAGTGGCAGGGGCGCATTAGCTTTATGTTGTCCGACGCTGGCAGCCTGAAAAAAGTGAAGTACAGCGCCACTCTGTTGGAGCAAAACGACGATATCGATCGCGAGGATTATGCTCAGCGATTTGATGCTGATTTTATTTTGATGGCAGGTGAACTGGCCGCGCTGATTGCCCATTTGGTTGATGCGCTGGGTGGCGAGACAACCAGCAGTTCATGGGTCGATTTGGACGGCGTAGAGCGAGACGATGATGATCGCTATCCCGAGGCGGTTAGCTTCATCAAGACGAGGGGTAAAGCTTCAATCTCTGGGCTACAGCGTGAACTCCGCATTGGTTATAACCGCGCCGCCTGGCTGCTGGAAAGAATGCAGGCGGAAGGCATTGTGTCACAACCCACGCCAGACGGAACCCGCCAAGTGCTGGTCGGGGAGGGGGCGTAATGGTGATTAAGCCACAGGTACCCAACGCCGAAAGGGATGGCATTAACCACGATATCAGGTCGATGCGTCTGGCGGGTCGGTTAAACGAGGCCAATAGCCAGTTAAATCGGGTGATCGCCGCTGCCAGTGGGGCTGACTGGCGGACTCTGCGCGACCTCGAAAAGTTATTATCACAGATGTTCCCCGGTGAAGGTGATACCCAGACCGCCATCAGCGCACGCCTGCGTGAAATTAATCCTGTCCGTCATGGGTTAGTAAAACAGGTCAGAACTGTCCGCAATGAGGATAGCGGTAAGCGGGTTTGGTTTTATCGGCTGGTTCCAAATTCTGGTCATGGGGAGCCATTGCATGATTGATTTCTCCAATACCCAATATGTTCATGATCTGGCAGCTCTCAAATCCGCCCCAACGCATAAGTTGAAATTGATTGGTGATCAGTGGCGCACGCCAGATGCTCTGTTCTGGGGTATCAATGCGATGTTTGGCCCGTTAGTCCTGGATCTGTTCAGTGATGGTGATAATGCGAAAACGCCTGCTTATTACACTGCGGAAGATAATGCGCTAACTCAAGACTGGGCCGCAAAACTGATCGAGTTGAATGGTGCCGCATTCGCCAACCCTCCCTACAGCACGGCGAAGAAGCATGAAGGTCAATATATCACTGGTATGCGGCACATCATGGCTTATACCTCTGAAATGCGACAGCGCGGCGGTCGATATGTCTATTTGACCAAAGCGGCAACGTCAGAGGTTTGGTGGCCTGAAGAAGCTGACCATATTGCTTTCATTCGCGGCAGAATTGGTTTTGAAGTACCTGCATGGTTCCGTCCCGAAGATAGCACTCAGGTAGCCTGTAATGCCGGATTTGGCGCGGCTATTGCAATTTTCGATAAGGAATGGCGTGGTCCTGCGATTAGCTATATCACTCGTGAGCAATTACTTGCTACTGGTGAGGCATTCTTAGCGCAGATCCGCAGAGAGGCTGAGCGGCTGTCCTCAATGGGGGCCGTATGACAACAGCATCGCGAACTAAGTCCACGAGAAAGAAAAAGACTGAGGTGCTGGGCGTCCTATTGCCTGGTGGTGGCATCAAGTACGCCACTGATCATGATCGCGAAACGATGAAAGGGGTGCCTGTTGGCACTCCAATTTCAATGAGTCCAATTGGCGACCGGCGCAATCTGAAGCATCACCGTAAATTCTGGAAACTGCTTGAGTTGGGTTTCTCTTATTGGGTGCCAGATTGGACTTTTGTTAGTGCACCAGAGGAGTGGATCGCCCATGAGGTGGCTAAGGCTGTGGGTAGTGCCGCTGGAGACCCGGAACTCTATGAGAATGTTACCAAATCCATCGCACAAGCGGTATTAGACAGGGTAATCAGGCAGCGCCAGAAGAGGTTTGATGGGGAAGCGATAAAGACGGATATGGCTTATTTCAACCACGTTATGATCAAAGCCGGGTTCTATGACCTGATGCCAAATCCTGAAGGTGGCACATTGAAACAACGCTGGAGCATCGCGTTTGTGAATATGGATCAGGGGGCTTTTGACCGGATTTATCAAGGGGTGGCCGGTGTTATCTGGAATGAGACCTTAGGTCAGCATTTTGATAACGAGTATGAAATGGAACAGGCAGTTAACCGGCTGCTGGAGTATTGAGATGAAATCTCCGGCATTTAGAAGTAAAGCCCTGCGCGATTCTGCGCGGGGCCAATGCTGCACGCTCCAGATCCCCGGTATCTGTAACGGTAACCCAGAAACAACGGTACTGTGCCATTTACCCAGTTCAACCCACGGCATGGGATATAAGTCAGATGACTGCTGGGCCGTTTTTGGCTGCAACTGCTGCCATGATGCTATTGATGGGCGGGTACCATATGAGTGGATGGCGGGAGAGAGGGATGAATTATTATTGCAAGCTATTCACGATACACAAAAAATATGGATTAATGAGGGACTAATAGGTGTTTTGAAACGGAATTAATAAATGAATAATAAATTTGGCTTTGAGATGAAATTACATGGGGCACTATTTGCTTTTTTCACTATATCAATGGTGGGAATTGCTGGTTACAGTGATACCTCTCTATCAACACAAATAGCCTTTTTCAGTGCTGCATTTATAGCAATAGTGTCAGGCTGTATGAGTGTTATGTTACTTCTTATATCAAGACAGTTTTCGCTTGAAACCCCTGAGGGCAAGTGGAGAGGCGATTTATACATTAAGGAATTAGACGCAAAACCCTGGCTAAGCAGCCTAGTATTTAGTTTGTTAGCGATTTCTGTGGGTATATTTTTATCTGGTTTAAGTGTTCATGTGGTAAAAGATTCCCCACGACTGATTTTTTTATTATTTCCTGGCGCATTATTCATACTTTTTTGCAGAGCAATAATAAATAAAGTTTCTAAACAAAAATTTTCCCCAGAAAGTGATCAATAGTATTGATGCCATTGGCATCATCGGTACAGCAGCAAAACTGGAAGTGCGCAACGGCAAGGTTCGCAAAGTTAACCACCAGGCAGAAACCGAGGAACAGGCCGCGCTGATTGAGTGGGCAGATAAAACCGTTATCGATGGTCTTTGTATCGGAGATTATCTGATCCATATCCCCAATGAGGGGAAACGCGGGCCAAAGGCTGCGCGGGATGCTAAGCGACTAGGATTGCGGAAAGGCGTGCCAGATTTGTTTCTGGCGCTACCGCGTGGTGGCTATGCGGGATTGTGGATTGAGATGAAGGCTGATAAAGGAGTACTAATGGGAGTGCAGGCTGAGTGGATATCTCGGCTAACGATAGCGGGGTATACAGCTAAAGTTTGTTATGGATTTAAACTTGCCCAAGCACAGATTCAATATTACTTATCCTAAATTAATTATAAAAATAGATGTTTAGGACGTTTTAATAGTGTTTTATTCCCATACTTCAATTCTAATTAATCGCAGGTTGTTATTATATTTTAAATTAGAGTAACACTATGTAATTAATGACTTTGTGACTTCAATCACGGACGATTAATATTTCGATACATTAGTTGATAAGGCCTGGGTTGAGCTGTAATTTGTCTACAAATAAAATTTTTGTAAGATAATCATGAGCAATAAATCAACAGTGCAGCAATTCTTTTGGGTAAATCACAAACAAACATTCAAAATTGCGCGTAAAGAAGGATTTATCTGGGCTCCAAGTCGAGCAAAAGACGGAAAACCAAGACCAGCTTACGATACGCTGCAATTAGTCAATCCTGGCGACGTAATATTTTCCTATGCATTTACTAAAATAGGTGCTGTCGGCGTCGCTAAATCAAAGTGCTATGACGCCATTCAACCTCCTGCGTTTGACAGCTTTTGGGATAACCAAGGGTGGAAGGTTGATGTTGAGTTTACAACGTTAAATACGCCTATCTCGCCAAAGGAACATCTCGGGGAAATTGCTCCATTATTACCTGAAACGCATTCGCCAATAAAACCACTTAATGGCAATGGTAATGAGATGTACTTGTCAAAAATCAGCCCTGAGCTAGGCCATTTACTGTTAAAGCTATGCCAATCAATCAGTTTAATACAACAAAACGATACTTCTGATTATCAAGAAATTGAAAAGGATATTGCTGAAATCAAGGCTCATAAACTTGGAGATCCCACGACAGCAGAACGATTGATTCAGGCTCGCGTGGGGCAAGGTTTATTCCGGCAAAATGTGCTGGCCCTCTATCCTCAGTGTCCTGTTACAGGTGTATCTATGCCTGAGCTGCTTAGGGCTAGTCATATTAAACCTTGGCGGGATAGTTCAGATGAGGAGCGATTGGACCCTTATAATGGACTAATGTTAGCCCCACATGTAGATGTATTGTTTGATCATAGGTTAATTAGTTTCACGGATGATGGGAGTATTGTTATTAAGAATGATCCGAAGATATACGAAGTTATCCATGCACTTAATGTACCCACTGATGTGAAAATTAACATTTATGAAAAAGCTAAAATATACTTGGCTTGGCATAGAGAGAAGTTACTAGGGTGTAGCAAATGAATAAGTTCACTTTACTCGTTGGAAATGGAGTCAATAATGTAACTCCAGGCAGCACATGGGAGGATTTATTATCAATTCTCAAAAAAAAGTGTAGTAAGGACGTGCGTAGTGATGATAATAAACCATTTCCTATGGAATATGAGGAAATATACTTATCATCTTTAAATGAAGGTTGCGATTGTAAGGTGGCAGCAGCTATAGAAGTAGAATTGAAAAACATTGTAGCAGATTTTTCTAAATCAATAAGGCCATGTAAGATTCACTCCGAAATATGCAATATTGGAGCGTCTCACATACTAACAACAAATTATGATTTATCATTAGAGTTATCATTAGATGAAGGGTTTTTAGGTGATTTTAATTCGGGTGTTATAAAAGAAACAAAATTTAACTTATTTAGGAGAAACCTTCTTCCTGGAAGTAAAACATATATCTGGCATATACATGGTGTGCAGTCTTTCCCGAATACAATTACACTTGGATATGAGCATTACGTTGGTTATATGCAAAAGATGAGAGACTATATCGTAAATGGTACTGATGGTGCTTATCGCATTAAGTATAAGTCTCTAGTGAGTCGATTGCTAAAGAAAGAAATAGTAAGTATTGATTCATGGGTCGAATTGTTTTTCACTCAAGATGTATATATTTTCGGCTTAGGATTGTCTTTTGTTGAATCAGACCTTTGGTGGCTATTAACATATAGAGCAAGGCGAATATCAGATAATATAGTAAAGAATAATATATATTATTATCATAGAAAATGTGAGAGCGCTAACGACAATCCAAAGTTTGAACTTCTTCAAAGTGTAGGGATGAAAATAATATCAATTGATGATAGTGGTGAGTCTTATTATAAGAAAGTAATTGAAAATATAAGATCAAGAAGCAATCAAAATTCTATGGGCAATGTTGAAAATAAATTTTAAGGAAGTGTAAATGTTATTTGACTGGTCAAAAATAAGTAGAAGTGAGTACCCTCCGGATAGACTTGATAGATCGAAGTATGCAGAGTTTCTGACCAATTTCTTAATAGAAAAAGGTAAGGATGAGAATTATGTTTTAAATTTAAATGCTCAATGGGGGGCAGGAAAAACATGGTTTTTACGTCGTTGGGCTGAAGAAATAGAAAATCAATATCCAGTTGTGTTCATTGATGCATGGAAAAGTGATCACTCAAAAGATCCTTTTTTGGCAGTGATTACAGAGATACAACATGGCCTAATAGATAAAACAGATAAGTCACTGCTTAAGTCCCCTTTCATAGCGAATGCCTGGAGAATGATAAAATCAGTTGCACCTGAGGCTACAAAAGCTGTAATTAAAACAAAGTTTGGCGTAGATATTGATAAAGCAACGGACTTCATTAGTAGTGAGGGGGTAGCTGACATAGGTGCTAAACTCGTTGAAGCCGCGATGAGTGCCCATGAGGAAGCTAATAAGTCTATAGAGGATTTTAAAAAAGCAATTAATTCATGGTTGGAGTCAGTGATTGGTTCTAATAGAGGTTATGATTATCCATTATTTATATTTATCGATGAATTAGATAGATGCAGACCTACGTATGCAATTGAGATGTTAGAAACGATCAAGCATCTATTCGATATGAAAAGAGTTGTTTTTGTCATTGCAACAGATAAAGAACAGCTAGAACACTCAATAAAAGCAGTTTATGGAGTTGGGTTCGATTCACAACGATATCTTAATAGGTTTTTTAATAGGACATTAACATTAAGAAAACCGAATCATTATGAATTTATATTTGAAATAGTATCTTCTAGTGTGATTTTACAGAACCATCTTGGAAATAAAAACAATAGTTGGTTCATTGTTGAAGTAGGAGATAGTAGTTATATCGAACAGTATTCAAAAATTCTATCTGCGATATCTCAAGTATTACACATGGATCTTAGGACAATAAATCAATGGATGGAAAGAATCGAAGCATCGATTGCTAACATTAGTGCTAGGTTCGATTTTATTTTTTTAGCATTGGTTCTAAGTGTAAATTGTATTAGTAGTGAGAAATACAATTATATTACTTTAGGTAAACTACCTGTCTCAAGTGAAAGAGATAATTTTTTTAAAAGTATGGTTGGGAGAGGGAAATTAATTAGTGAAAGTGTAAGTTTTAAAATAAATGGTCAAGTTTTGGGAGTATCATTTCCCATTGATGATTATACTAATACATCGAATTCTCTTAGAGTTAAATTGATAAAATTAAGCATTATAGAGTTATTCTATATCCTTTGGAGTATTGTCATAATTGACGATAAAGTAGACTCATTAGCTTCCACAATAAAAAATTTTTCAAGACATTTACATCAAATTGATATTTTTGAAATAAAGGATAATGCGGTGTTAAGAGCTATCATTTTAAATGACTTAAAAGATTCTACTTTAAGATTAGGTGACTATGCTGACATTGTTGAACTGGCTTGTCTTTTAGAATAATTTCATGAGCTAGATGGTAATTTAATTTTGTGACTCTAACTGAATAGAATCTTTGGATTTGCGTAGTATTGGGTACTTTTAAGTATCATTTAAGAAAATTTTAATTTTTCAAAAGCAGGGATGAAATGGTAAATTGTTGCGATTCTTGCAACGAACTATAGAATCAGTCTTGTGAATTTAAAACACAGGACTGACCAATGACCACTGCTATTGAACAACTTATCAAAATGCACGATCCGCGCTGTGTCAGCATAGAATCACTGAACATTGGCAGAGGTCGTGCCGTTCTGACCAAAGACCAGATATTAGGGACTTTTGCTACCTGCCAGCATATACACCCTGTCGGATTTGATATTTTGATGGCCAAATACCGCAATGATTGCAAAGCCGAGCAACGCTTACGGGCCGCAATTAGTGTGTGGCTGCATAAGCGACCACATCCATCTCGAGCCATTGCTGCCTGCCAGTTAGCGCTGAATATGGTATTGGATAGAAATCTCCCGGCGCAGGTAGAGCAAATTGCAACTTTACTGCGGCGTTACGGATCTCGGACTGGAATGACCAGAAAAGTCGTTGATGGTCTACAGCAGCAAATCAAATTGCTGGAAAGAGATAAAGCCCAGGCACTTGATGATGGCACTATCGTATTACTGGCAGACGAAATAAAAACCCTTCAGTCTAAAATCAAAACAGAACGCGGAGCATTGCGGGCATGGGCTAATCAGCAGGCATCTGTAACGCAGGTATGCCCACGTTGCCATGGTGCCGGTAAAACTCTGCGACCTCATCCAGAAACATGCAACGAATGCGGCGGTGGTGGCCGTATACCGCCAACAATGGAACATCTGCGTAAATCGATGGGCATCATAGGGGCTGAGATACCCGCCGGGGAATGGGCTGCGCTATATGCGCCTGTGGTTAAAGAATGCATGCACTGGCTGTACGTTGAAGAGTCCGATGCAGGTGAGGTTTTAATTGAAAGAATTCAATCCGAAATGAGATAAGAGGGTTTCTCATATTTATTGAACGTCATCTTTTGGGATTGATACTCGCATATCCACTAAGCGTTTTTTTGCTTTAGCTAGATGCTGTTCTTCAAATAATATACGCCAAGGTTGTTGCAACACTAAATATTCGACACTAAGGCGCAAGTTCTCAGGCCCTCGGAGATAAAGTTGAGTGAATCCTTCAGACGGATTCCCTGTTGCTAACAAGCGCTTTGCTGTTTCATACCCACCATGCTGTAAAACCATTTGATAAAACCGAGTGGCTCGATAGGGGGGTGTTAAGTTTAGCGCTGAATTATAGATTCCTAACATTTCTTTATGAAATCTATCGATAAGCTCTTCGTTCATATAATTCCCTTTACATCCTAAATTAAAATCAGCTTAAGTTATGTACTACAAATTAAGAAGCGATTAGTGATTATTGTCAAATATGTGTGATCCAAGTAAAGATAGCTACCGTGTATGATTACTAATTACATATTGATTTGAATCTCATAACGCGCTAAATTTCCGAAAGATGCCGGAGTATGCTTAAAAGCTGCTCCGGTTTTTTATTGGTCAGTTCCGGTCAGTCCTGACTACCCCAAAAGCCTGCATGGTTCGCCCAGCAGGCTTTTTTATTTCCCCAAACCGGGGAGGTGGAGCATGAAAATGCCTGAAAAAACATCATTTGCCTCATATCTCACAGGGGCAGTGCTGGTATTGGTTGGGAAGCTGGGTAACCTATTAAAAGATTTAACCCTGAATGATTGGGCGATTGTCATCGGTATTATCATCGGGGTGGCTACCTTTTTTCTGAACGCCTACTGGCAGCGCCGGCAGACAAAAGCTATCGAAAAAGCAGCGCGAGAGGGATACACAATAATCAGGGGGGATAAATAATGGCAGTGTCCTCCCATTTAATGAAGAAAATATACGGTGTAGTTGCTGGTGGTGCTATGGCGATCGCAATTGCCCTTGTGGGTGGCAGCGATGGATTGGAAGGGCGTGAGTATATGCCTTATCGTGATGTGGTTGGCGTGCTAACGGTCTGCGATGGTCACACTGGCAAAGATATCATCCCCAGCAAACGCTACAGCGATGCTGAATGTGATGCTTTGCTACACAAAGATCTGATCCCCGTATTTGCCGCCATCGACCGCATCGTTAACGTTCCAATGTCCGATTTCCGTAAAGCTGCCCTGGCATCATTTGGCTACAACGTTGGTATTACTGCCATGACCAATTCCACCATGGTGAAAAAACTCAACCGTGGCGATACTTCTGGCGCGTGCGATGAGCTGCGTAGATGGATTAAGGCTGGTGGCATCTAACTCACCATGACTAATAGCAACGGCCTGCTTCGTGGATGTCATTAACTCATTTAAAAAACTGCTCATATCTCCCCCTATTGTAGAGAAAAGGCACCTCACGATGCCTTAAGCACAGTGTTGTTAAGCGGTCACTAGAAGCTCGTTGAGATCTTGCTGATAGGTGTTGTGTAACAAGTCTATTTGCTGTTGTAAGACAAAATTGAGTATTTCTTTCACTTCCTGTGATTCCAGCGTGACGATGGCGTAAATCAACGCACGACAGTGGTCGATAAGTTCTTCTACTTCGCAGGGGGTGTCATCGTACATAGCGCACCTCCGGCAGCAGAGGGGTAGATGAAGAAACAGGAGTGGGAATAACAATGATATTGCTGGTAAATAATGACAGGTGTTTAGTCGTCAGATCCATGATGACTACCTCTTTGGTAGGGGGACTAATCACCACCTTGAGGTTCCAATCTCTTTATGGGTGGTGAACTGAGCGAGGTTGGAACTACCGGTTACCAAAGAACCCGGCGCATCTTGCGATGCCCCCACCCAGTTCACCGTTTCTTGCATATTACAGGTGTCACTGTGCCCGCACATAATAGCCGTGTCTACGGTCGTGCGCTTTGGTAATTTCCGAGGTTCCAAACCCGACTGCGGATTTTGCCGCTGCGGCGTGACTATAGCCCATCGAAGTTTTGCCGTGCAATCAACCAGCATCACTTTAGGACAAACATTTTTTCTGTAAAAATAGGGGGTTATCGTGGTGATGCGTTAATGATGGATGAGGCAACAAAGAGTAAGAAATAAAAAGGGAAAGGAGTGATAAACAGCGTAAACAGACGACGTTTAAGGCAACATCGCCTGTTAAAAGTAGGGATTTAACTAGCAACTTAATGGCAAATTTGTGCCAGTTCTTTATCGCTTAGACCGGTCATTTTCATTACTGTGGCACGGTCAAGACCATTGGCAAACATAGTTCGGGCAACTTCCAACTTACCTTTCTTTAGCCCGTTAGCTTCGCCTTTTTGTTCCAGTTTTTGTGCAATTGTCATCAGTGACTCCTCGTGCTGCGGTAAGCGGTTGGCCAGGCTGCGGAGGAACGCTTCTGGGTCTGCCGTATCACCAACCTGTATGATGTAATTTATCGCCGCTTTTAGTTGATCTTCTGTAGTGTAACCACTTGCTATCACCATGACCAGTTGATCCGATAATTCAGATAACTCACGCTGACGAATATGTTTTTGCAACAGTTCCAGCAGAGCAATGCGTCGATGGGTCATGATTTCGTTATCGGGGATTACCGTCACATCGATCAGCGGGAAGTCACGACTGTACAACCTCTCGGCGAGTGCGGGTTGGTTAAAGGCATGCAGCCAGCTCATGGGATACGGATACGGCGTGACCATGCCATGATAGAACAACATGGGAATGACCAGCGGCAACTGGTCGTTCCCCGCTTCGAGGTGGCTCTGCATGGCGGCAATAGCGTAGCGCATCATGCGAAAAGCCATATGTTTATCAGGCGAACTTTGATGTTCAATGAGGGCGTAAACATAACCGTCCCCCGCAGTCGTTTTGAGCGAGTAGAGCACGTCCGAGTAGCAAGCGCGCAGGTTGTTTTCAATAAAACTGCCAGATTCCAGCCGTAAGGTGCTCAGGTCACAAAGTTGCCGCAATTCAGGTGGCAAATGGAACTCCAGCAGGTCACACGCCGTCGCGGGCTGGGTCATAAAATTCTTAAAAAATGCATCATGGGGTGTAGGGGTCGTTTTCATCGGGCGATGATAGTTATGGTGATCAGTGTGAGCAATCACTTCGCACCACTTTAGGACAAACATTTTTTCTATTTAAAATAATAAGTTATCGATATGAATAAGGGAGGAAAAACAATCACAGTGCGGAATAAATAGGGTGCGAAAAACTGGCAGAAATAAGGCGACGTCAACGCGATATCGCCCGTTAAAAATATGGCAACTCCGGCCAGTCAATCTCTGGCGCGGCGCGGTACTGTTTGAGTGCCGCCAATTGCTGAATATCCGTTGGTTGATTATTCATTGCGAAGGTAAATTAGAAATACAAACCGGGCTTAATTACCCGGTTAAACGTTAGCTAAAAATGTCAGATATCACTCTTCGCGATGTTCAATCTTTTATTTCTGTTTAGTTACTGTGAATTTATCACTACATTTTTGCACAGCCCAGAATATTACAGCGCCGACCACGAAGAAGCCGATAGCAACACCCCAGGCGGTAATCCCTTCATAGAAGGCATAAGCAATCATAAATCCTATAGCCATTATGAACGTAACGATAACGCCAATCATATCGAAGATGAATCGCAAAAAACCATTAATAACTTTTGATTTCATCTGCAAAATGCCTCAACGCTATAGGGTTGTTTTTTGCCATTTTACTGAGTTTCATCAAACGCTCGAACGGCTTCTCAAAAAGAAAGAACAACATATCGTAATCATCCGGTTTTAGCTTATTAAAAAGCGATGGATTTTCTCGGGCTAATGTCCGTGATGCTTCACATGCGCGAGATGCGATCCCTTGTAGCATAACTATGGAAACCATCGCGGTGGTACCCAGTCTAAAACTCAGCGTGACCGCAGAACTGGCCGCTAAGCCACTAACGACTCGTCCACTGATATAACCTGATATCAATGTTTGTGCTGCCATACGCGTAATTTTACCGGTGGCACCATAGATAAGTTCTTGGTGTAATTGTTGAATGGTTTCATCCGGTAAACGGCTGAGGGTATCATGAATGATGATATCTGCTATTTTAGCGATAATAAATCGATCGCGAATGAGATTATTGAAGGCATTAAGAAAACGCTTATCATCAGACATATTACGTTGTTGATAATATCGTCCGCCATCGGAAAGATTTAAATCTTGAAAGGTTCGTTCAACCCCCAAATATAAATCCATGGGGATAGACTTGATTCCCTCAGCCATGGCCTTAATAAATCTTGATGAATCCATAACATTTCCTTGTTGTGACGACATTCGCTTCCACTTAGCATATTGGATTAAGGATCAATATTCCAAACCATTATAGTGAGCAAAATTCTGAAAATAGAATCAAATCCTACTTCCCCAGCATTTGCACAGAACAATATCAAAGATTACGAAGATGGCCAGCTAATTGATATTCCAGTAGGGCACTTTATTGATCAGCGAATTCAAATACCTGAAGTTGAACGCGAGGTTATTCTCACAGAGGAAATAGACTAGAAGATAAAACCGGGCTTAATGGCCCGGCATCTGCAAGTCATGTTAGGTTACGCAAAGTTATACGCCGTCATGGATTTTATCTGCAATATAGTAAATGGCATATGCGATGATAAATCCGACACAGGATAACGCGGCTTTAAAATATCTAAATTCGGATTCAGATATGAACAAAAACCAGACTATAGAGGCAATTGTTGCGAGTATGACAAAATCACAAAGGCCTGCAATCCCGCGCGAGGCTAAACGCTTAAGTAGGTTCATTAATACCTGACCTTTTGAAAGAAGTACTTAGTGACTTCATCAAAGAGTTGACGATTTCGAGACCATAATGCGGTAGCGTCCTCAAATGGCCTAATCCGTTTTTCTACCAAAAAATATAACAGGTCGAGATCTCCAAGTCGGTTAAGATAGGCGTATAACTCAGGGTCACGCATACTCAGTTCACGGGATGTATAAACAGCACGGGACTGAACAGCCCCAATTGATAGTATGGTCGTGAATGAAAAACCTATCAGCATTTTTGCGATTAAATTTCTGGCAAAGATAGCGCCGATATTACCCAAAACAAGTCTGTTTGCCACCATACTTCCTGCAATGCTGGCTGAGCCGTTAATCGCTATGTTTTTGAGTTTATCCGCGTCAACCTTATCCAAATATCGTGTGAAGATTATGTTTGCAATTTTTTCCAGATTTTCCCCGTTGGCAAAACCACGCTTAACTAATCTAATGCAACGTTCTTTATCTATACTATTAGCCCAACGATTGTCAGTATCGAGGAAATCGTATCCCAGATAGTACAAATCAACAGGTAACTCCAAAGCACCACCTGCAAAACTACGAAGAAAGCCACTTTTTAAATTGATAGAGTCAGCCATTTTGGTGGCTAATTCTTTAGCGCTCGTCATCGGATAAATTCCCTTTAAAGTTACCGTATCCAGCGCCGATTTCATTTACATAGCGTAGATATATATTTTTGATTTTGATGAATTCATCATAAGTTATCAACAATCTGAAGTTAGATTAATTAACCTAAACATTAGATCAAAAACCAATTTTGCCATTAAACATTCACGGCACCAAGCTCGAAACTAATTATCAGATATTTCCCACATATATTGAAAAATATCCTCTACCTCTAAGCCAGGTAGCTACGCGCCTTAAATTAAATAAATACCCCGTTGATCTCTTATCAACAACGCGCTAAATCACCCAAAGATGCCAAGCCTCACTTTCTTAGTGGGGCTTTTATGCCTGTCGGAAATCATTCCCTATGTCAGCTATCGATATCACTACCATGCGTGGCAAAATGCCACGGGCGGTGCCACATCTATTGCCAGAGCAAGCGGCGACCATTGCTAAAAACTGCCATTTCCGACACGGCGTTATTACACCTGTTAGGCGGGGAAACATTTAAGTTGCAGCCAACCACTATTTTCCGTTACCGCGATGACTATTGGTTTGCCTGGACTGACTTGGTTGACGTCCTTATATTGACTTCGCTAGCTATTAAAAAGGAGCCGAAGCTCCTTTGAATAGTTTCACAAACTAGAATTTACTCTATTCGCGGAATGTTATACCCACAAATGCGGCCTCTCTAGCATCTGCAAAAATGTTTGTCCTAATTTACCACTGGTTAATTGAACAGTAGGGAATGGCCGGATATAGTGCCCCCGCAGCGGCAAAATCTGCTGCCGGATTTGACAGTCCGGAATTCAATAGAGCGCACAACTGCACAGGCGGTTATTATGTGCGGGCACAGTTACACCTGTGAAAAAGCAATGGTGAACTGGGTGGGGGCATCGCAAGGTGCGCCGGGTTCTCTGTTGACCGGTCTGTCAACCCCGCCCAGTTCACCACCTATTTGAGATTGACAGCTCATGGTGGTGATTTTAAAGCCATCAACTGAGAGGTTGTCATCATGGATTCGACGACTAAAGCCCCTTGCCTTACCGCTTTTCTTCACCTGCCAACATCACTGGCCGCCACTCTCCCGCCGGAGGTGCGCCATGTACGATAACTCGCCCCCGGAATTAGAAGAAGTTATCGATCACTGTCGTGCACTGATCCACGCCGTTATCACTCTCGAATCGCAGGAAGTGAAAGAAATACTCAACTTTGTCCTACAACAGCAAATAGACCTGCTACATCAAACTTATCATCAAACCACCAGCGAGCCTCTCGAGGCCGAATAATCTCTAAATGCAAAAAGGCATCGCGAGATGCCTTTAAGACTGCTGACGAACCCTAAGGACTCGATCTCACCAGGTGAAGGCAGGTAGAAGAGTAAAGCATCCGCGCCAGGAATGGGGGCAGGAGTTAATGCGGGAAGTCTTTATACATACTCTTACGCTAGTGGAAGTCGCGCGAGACATTAAAGGTATTTACCTTGACGAAGCACATCATGTAATTGATTTCTATAAAAATATGGTTTTATTTCTCTTAAAATACCAGCAAGTGAAGACGGAATTCAGCCGATGTTCATGTCGATAGATACTTTAAAACAGCTCTTTAAATAAGATAGGTTAAGCGAAAGAGGCATTGAACCTAAAGGTTAGGTGAGTCTATACAATGTATAACTCTTGATTGTTCTCTTTTGAACTTGAGGTTATACTTTGTATAATTTCTTGCGGGAGATAATATGATGACTATAGCAATCAAAAAATGGGGCAACAGTAGTGGTGTTGTTTTGCCTTCATTATTGTTGAAAAAACTAGGTGTTACCAACGGCCAACATCTTGATGCAGAAATCAAAAATGGCTCATTAATTCTGACCCCAACCCAACGCCGTTACACGCTTGAAGAATTAGTCGCACAATGTGATAAAAATGCGCCAATGATGGCAGAAGAGGATGTTTGGGGTAACGACGCACCGACAGGGAATGAAATATGGTGAAGCGTAAGCAGGGATGGGATCGCGGCGATATCGTTTTGGTAGACTTTAACCCGGTAATGGGAAGTGAGCAGCGAGATGCCCGTCCAGCGCTGGTATTGACAAAAAAACTGTTTAACAATCTTGGCATGGTCCTTGTTGCCCCAATAACTCAGGGGGGCAATTATGCGCGTCATGCTGGTTTTACAGTGTCGCTGTCGGGTACAGGATGTACAACGCAAGGCGTAGTTTTACTCAATCAAGTCCGAATGCTGGATCTTATGGCACGAAATGCCCGCTTTGTGGAGTCGCTTGATGAAGTCGCCGTCAATGACGCTCTGCTGAAGTTTGCGACTCTCGTCGAAATTGACTAGCTGTGAAGTATGGGGGAACTTACACTCAGATTGATTAAACGGTTACTACGATGAGAGTTAAATTGTCGCGGTATTGAGCCTAAAGATGAGTGGAATCATAAAAACAGACGGGCATACTGATTGGCGCTGGCCGCGCAACACAGAACAATTAAGATAAATAAAATATTTTAATGAAAAGCATTGATGAATTCACAATAATAGGATGTATTAATTAGGCCTGTTAGTTAAAGTAATTAATGAAACTCTACATAAATAAAGCTATCTAACTATTATTCAGCAAATAATTGTGAAACGTCACAAATATGGCATGGTTATTTATATAAGGATTGTATAATGAAAATGAATTCAGAGGAAACTTTGGGATGTCTAACTGCGCTGTTTGATCTATTAACGCATTGTGACGAAAATACCTCAGTTGAATCTATTCAGGAAGCATCTTTTCTTGGACTGTGTCTGCTGAATAATTTAAAACCCAAAGAGAAAAAAAATACATTAAATTAATAAACATATTAATTTTGAATTGTCACCCCAATACCAAGCCTCACTTTTTATAGTGGGTTTTTTTATACCAAAACCTTTGATGGTATGGCTCCGCTGAAGTATGCCGAAGATGCCGCCGGTATCAATGATGCCCGCAGTTCTGCCTACATTGGGGCGAGGATGGCCGCCGGAGCGGGTTCTGTTACCGCCGCCACCTTAGAGCATGGCTTACCGCGCTATAACAAAGCTGAGGGGATAGTCGAACGGCAATCCGGTACCGGTAAAGAGGACGCTCTTATGGGTATTCTCGACGGACTGGGAAACCATCGGGAAAACTTCTTTAAATGGATCGCCGGCCATCGCTCTGAACGGCTGATGAAAGAGGGCAAAGAGAACAACTTTAATGCCGACGAAATTGCTTATATGAAAACTCTCAACCGGGGTAATGAGACTTTATTCGAAGGCCAGAAGAAAAAGTATGATGCCTTTATTAAATCGATTCTGGATCTGCAACAGGATATGGGATTGATTGATCCAGAAAGCCGCGCACAGTGGGAGGATGCCTGGTACTTGCCATATTACCGTGAAGCAGAAAATGGTGAGGTGAAGGGGCCGTGGACCAGCAAAGGCATTGCTAACCAGAGCAGTACCGTGCGCAAGTTAAAGGGCAGCGATTTGACCATTAAGGATCCTATCGAAAACCTGTTTAACTACGTGGCGAAATCGGTCGATGCTTCGATGAAAAATGAAGCAATGCGCAGGTCAGTGGTGAACCTTGCTGATACTGGTGTGCTGGAGGTGATTGAATCACCGAACAAGATGGACTTTGAGCGCATCGGCAAAGATGTGGTGAAGGTGTTTGTTGATGGGCAGGAAAAACTGGTACAGGTTAATGATCCTGAACTGTATCGCGCCTTTACCATGATTGACCTTGAGCGCAGTAATTCCACCTTTATGAAAGCCGCCCGCCAAGCGAAAAAGGTGCTGACCGTCAGCACCACATCCATGCCTGACTTTATCATTCGTAACTTTATGCGTGACTCTATTCATTCATGGGCCATTAACAAAGATGGTTTTAAGCCTGTTACCGCTTCATGGGCCGGATTTAAAAAAGCATTACGCACTGATGATAGCCTAGTGGATATGATGTTTGCCGGTGCCACTTTTGGTGGTGGTTATTCGAATGTTTATGATCCGGCATCGACTGCTAAAACCATTCGTAGTGTTCTACGACGTAAAGGTTACAACGATAGTCAGATACAAGAATTTGAGTCCTCAATTGCCCGCAGCAGCAAAGAGGTGATGGGCAAGATTGAACAGGGTTTGCATAAATATAAAAATCTCAGTGAAGCAGCAGAAAACGCCAACCGGCTGGCCACTTATGAGGCCGCCATTAAATCGGGGAAAAGTAAGGCTCAGGCAGCATTTGAATCTCGCGACTTAATGGACTTCAGCATGATGGGTGCCAGCAATATCATGATTAACCTGAGTGATATGCTGCCGTTCTTCAACGCCCGCATGCAGGGGCTGAGTAAATTAGGCCGAGGTATCAAAGAGAACCCGCGTGAGGTACTAAAGCGCGGCGGCATGATTACGGCGGCCTCTCTGGCACTGATGGCGCTGAATTGGGATGATAAACGTTATGAAGAGCTACAGGACTGGGATAAAGACACCTATTGGCATGTATGGATTGGTGATCAACATATTCGCTTTCCAAAACCGTTCGAGTTTGGCGCGATATTTGGCACTTTACCCGAGCGATTTATTCGTGCGCTGGGCGGTAAAGACACCGGGGCTAAATTTGGCAAGCTGGTGGCGCATAACTTTATGGAAACCATGGCATTCAACCCGATCCCACAAGTCGCCATGCCGATTGCCGAGGCTTATGTTAACTATGATTTCTTCAAAGGTGGGCCGATTGAGAATATGGCCGACAGCAACTTGATTGCGGGTGCTCGTTATAACGACCAGACCAGCCTGTTAATGCGTGAAGTTGGGCAGGCTACCAATATGTCACCTAAGATGCTGGATCATATTGTTATGGGGTATACCGGCAGCTTGGGAGGTTATGTGATGGGTGCTACGAACCTTCTCATGCGTAACCTGAAAGACTACGGCGAAACCCCGGCAATGCGGTTGGATGAACTGCCCGTGATTAAATCCTTCTTTAGAGGTTCAGATCCGGCTAAGTCTACCCAGTTCACAGAAGATTTTTACCGCATGATGACTGAAGCCAATCAGATAAACAGTACTATTAACAGCTTCCGTAAGCAGGGGCGTGGTGATGATGCTAATGAATTGATAGAGGACAATAGAGGGAAGTTATCGCAGCGTCAGGGGCTAACAGCGACTCAGAAACAAGTGAAGGCACTGAATGCCCAGATTGAAATGATGAGGCGGGACCGGATACTAACAGCGGATCAGAAAAGAGAAAAAATTGACCGGTTAATGGCAACCAGAAATAAACTGGTACAGCAGGCGGTGGAGAGGGTGAATCCGTATTTTAATAAGTAAATTGAAAGGGAGTTTGGAAGGACTCCCTGATTTATTAGCTTTTGGGGAAAGTGATTTTGTTATGGTTATAGATGGTTTGGCTTGCCAACTAAATAGCAGCCTCGTCTTGGTGTAATTAGTTCAGACCGTCGGCTAAGTGCCAGAAACGGACATACTTATGACACTATGCGCTGACGCATAGCAGAACAAATCACTACTGCAGACTAGCTTTTCGTTAAGCGATTTTTGCAATCAGCGTAGGGTTGCTGATGGCAGGTATAATAAAAATGATATCAGCCGCCAGTATTATTCCTCACACTCAACAAGCGGTCCGTCATATGCTGAAGCAACTTCGATAATGAGTTCCATCAGTTTATCAGGATTAACCCTGCCTTTAATATCATCCTGCACAGCATTATGAGTATAATGCCTAGCCGTACTTTCTGGGTTTAGTACATTTTTCAAGCCATTTGCGTTCAATTTTCTTAAATGATCTTTAATTGAGACTTCAATATCTCGCTCATTAATTTCTATTTCGAACGGAAGGAAATCAAATACTTTGCCATCAATAATTTCATCAATCACTGATGTATGCCAAACAGTGCCGACCTGTGGATCTGCTTTATCTGTTACTCCAATTCGGCCTACATAGACACCAGCATGTATAGCTGCGGGACGATTTAAATGATAACGACCGCCACCAATATTTACTACGCCTTGTGTGTTATAATAAAAGACTGAAGCTCCCGACATTCCACTACTGGACGCGCTGTCGATAAGAAACTTCCTTTCCTCATTCCATTTTATTTTTGGATCAGACGCTATAGTTGCCCTCTTCCAGACTGGGTTGTAATAATAATCTGTAATATTATGAGGATAACTTGGGATGTACACCTCTTCGGTTACATCTACAGTTTCTAGCCATTTTTTTGTTAAGTCTTTTGGTGCCAGATATTCCTGGATAGCACGAATAGTGCATTTCCCTGAATTGTCACTCAATGATATTAAAAAAGACTCTCTTTTACCATCAATGTAACCAACCGTAGTGTGTTCGGCAAAGGGATTAAATGGAATGGCAATAACATCTACCCTTGGCCAGTTATCGGGGTGAACATAAAACAAAGCATTATTATCATCATAAAGCGGAATGACAACACTCATATTAGATATTCCACCAAATATGTGCATCTTGAATGATATAATAATATTATCTGGTACTGAAGAGTATTTTTTATCCAAAAAATCCAGCGTTTCAGTATGGCGACCAGTAGCATTATGCCAAGCAGTAACGACATAGTATTTATCGTCTTTTTTGTAAAAAACACCGCTTCCTGTAGATAACTGACGTTCACCGAAACACATTGTTAAGTGCACTATTGCTGAACTAAGGTCTGACATAAAAATCTCCATTACTTTATCAAAGGCCATCTATAGTAATGTAACATCCCCATCCATTCATGCACATAGAGTGTTTAAGAACACTTATCACATTACCAAAATAACCTGAGCGAACTATCCAATTCGGTCAGATAGCCGCTTTGTGCTGTGAGTTCAACGGGTCGATGTAACGCTATCCTTAATCAAGGGGGACGTTTGCCCCAAATAGATAACACTCGCTAAGCCTCTTTCCTGATGGGGGCTTACGAACGGTCATTCTGTCTAGTCTTCATGAGTAAATCCCGAATTTTCGCAAGGTTTGAATTTTCGGGGACTGAATCCATGCACGGATCGCGCTCAAACACTAATTGCTCAGACTCAACGAAAGCCTGCCACTCGACTGGATCTAGCTCAAATTCCATCGCAGACATATCACTTTCATCTTCCCCCTCGATCCAGCGGACTAAATAAAACAATTCATCATCAGGAGAGTCATCATCGTCATCAACAATATCAACGTCGGTTACAGTGATGTGAAGGGTGGGATCGATTTTTGAGACATAAATCCCTAACTGCGGCATAGATGGAATATTGTTCATGAAAATTCCTTTTATTGGTGTTTACTATTTGAATAAAAATACGCCATACAGATGTAAGTATCCCGCTTAGATACCCCATTCTCTTTTAGAGATCCACTTGCATATGGATTATGTTACCTGAAAACGAACTTCCGCTCCTCGCTCTTAGCCGACTGTCAGATTAAGTAGCAATTAACCTACATTACAATATTAATAATTATTTGAAGGCGTCATTCACAATGACGAACAGAACCAATAACAGAATAAATCCGATGATCCCTAAAATGATGCTGGTATTACTATCCATGTGCATATTGCCTTTACCTGCTAACAGGTAAGCAGCGATAACAAACGGGACACAGAGAGCAGGGTGGATGGTGACCATTACGGCAGCTAGTATTAGGCAGACTATAAATAGTGTCGATGTCATGTTTTCCTCATTTTAGCGCCCGAACTTTTCCCGAGAATTTTCGAAATAGCTGATAAGTATATGATCATGTTGATCTTTTAAAGACGGTGTTAAACGTGTGCTAAAGGTCACAACTCTGATTATCATATTGTTTTATATAGATAAATTTAAGAATTCTCACCTTTAGGAATCGTATTCGGTCTCTTTTTAAGCTGTTGATTTTAAAGGTGAATTTTGTTGTTTATCGAAATTTATCGAAATTTTATCGAAATCTGATATTCGGTCAGCAGTTTCATCGCAAATTCTTTACCTTTTTCCTTTTCATACAATCGCCCAGCGAGACTTCTGATCTCGTGAAAAGTTGGCGGACTCTCATCAAAACGAAAATCTGTTCCTTTTCTCGCCGTTACGAATTTCTTTGTCAGGCTATCTGGATGTAGTGATCCGTCAGGGCTATTTTTTCTGATGCCAGCACTTATCATAAAGTCTGTTTTACTGGCTAATTTACATTGTTCAATCACGGTGCTAAGGCGTAGGCCAACGGCTTTAAGTTCAAGATCTAAGGGCAGGGAGATCATGGCTCCGGTTTTGCCTTGGTCTATCTGTAATCTGCCATCAACAATCTGGTCAAAGCGCATCAGAGATAAATCCTCACGGCGTTGGCCAGTGACTAGCGCCAGATCCATTGATAAGCCGAACCACGCCGGTAATGTGTCAGCGACCTCACGAATAGCGAGATACTGATCCAGTTCCAGGCGCTCACGTTTCACCACCGGTTTAGCTGAGCGTGTCGGTGTCACTGGATTATTATCTAAAAGCCAAGAACGCGGTGTTTTTCACTAAAATTGAACTGGCCGGGCAAATTGATAACAGCCGGGTGATCAACAGTAAATCGATGTCGTCCTATGGCGAATTTATTGATGATGTGGTCAATCTGGATGTGTTGAAAAACCATATTCAGGTGGATGGCTACAACTACATTGCCAATGTCGGCACCAAGCGCGCACTGACACCACGCGACTATGACGGGTTACTGTCTACGGTTGCCACTACCTGCAAGCGCTTTTTCAATAATGGGGTGCTCGGTACCGGCTCTTATGTTGATCCCGATGATGGTGTGACGAAAGTGGCTGATTTTGGTTTTGTCATTCGTTCGCGCCCTGAAGATGTCCTTGCGCTGACCTCAGACCAACGCAAAAAGCGCGTTTACCCGTTAACCACCCTGTTAGTGATTTTAGGCCGTGCCGGTCATATCGCTGAAATCAATGCCACCGTGGAGTAATCCCTTATGACCATGCACAGATACGGCGCTGATGGCTCTAACCTCACCGTCTTTGGTATCCCGATTGATGATTTTGGTGATACCGACCCACCGATCACCATTGAAGATTTAGAACCCCGCGCCGCGCTAAAGCGCGGTATCGGCGGCACGTCAGTACGGCTGGACAATAAAACCCGCGCCAAACGCTTGACCATCAACCTGATCCCCGGCTCGGTGCAGGCGCGCCAGTTATTGGCGCTGGAAAAATCCGGTATTGATGCCACCTTTACCTTTTCACAGACCGGCACCGATGAACGCTTTGCCGGGTTCGACGGCATCATGACTAACCGCGGTTCAGCTACCCGCGCCGGAAAAAGCGGCGTATCGGATGAACAATTTATTTTTGAATTTGCTGACTCAGAGGAAACCTAATTATGGGGCGTCAAATTGAAGTCGTGATCGGCGACACTATTTTTCACGGGGCAACCTCACCGGCCAGAGATCAGGTGGAAATGCTGCAAATCGCCGCTAAGTCTGGTTTGTTACCGGCGATCAATCCCAATGTCACCGCAATGGGTATGGCGGCCAGTTTAGCTTCCGTCGATACGATGAGCTTAAACCGCTTGAAAGAGCTGTGTTTTAACAGCGGTAGTATCGTTCGCCAATCCGATAACATCCCGGTGGGCGAAAACCTGTTCCAAGATGAGGCCCATAATTACCTGGTATTGCTGGGACAGGTACTGAGGGAAAATATCGGCCCTTTTTGGCAACTCAGCGGCGAGGGAAAAAGCGCGGAAAACAATCCGCAGCACCCTCCCGCGTAGACTGGTTTTTATGGCGACCCTGCGCCGGTGCCGGGCAACATTGCCCGCCGCTGGCAAGGTGGTCTGATATGCTGGATGGCACTTACACCATTGATGATGTGCAACTGATGCATGATGTGTTGGATGAGATAATGGCGGTGGTGGAAAGGGGGTTGGGTTAGCAATAGACTGTTATTCTGCATCGCCTATAATGTAAATGAATTGCAAATTTAAAGAGTAAAACATACTATCTTTATGGATATTAAATATAAGGATATTATGAATGAAAGAAATCAGTGGAGAAAAATGGGTTTCTCGTTTTCAGGGAAGTGCTTCAACCCAATCATTAAGCCCGTCATTTAAAATAAGTGTTGACAACTTTATATCTGAATTAACAAAGTCGGGTGCGAGAATCGTTATATCAGCAACATTAAGACCGCCTGAAAGGGCTTATTTGATGCATTGGTCTTGGAAAATATCAAGAAACCTTGCCAAGCCTGAAGATGTACCGGAAAAAACCGGTATAAGCATTCAATGGGCACATAAAAAGAGCGATGGCAGTATAGACACTGCGAAAAGCATTAAAGCCGCACAGGATATGGTAAGAGCGTACGGTATGACAGGACTTAATGTTGCTCCATCATTAAAAAGCAGACATACCGAAGGCAATGCTATAGATATGAATATCTCATGGATGGGAGATTTAAAAATAAAAAATAAAAAAGGGGAAGATGTCTTAATTAAGAGTTTTCCCAAAGATGGGATGAATACAGAACTCCATACCGTAGGAAAAAGTTTTGGTATTATAAAATACCATGGTGGTTCCAAAGATAGACCTCATTGGTCTACAGATGGTAGATAATATGAAGAAAATGATTGTTTTTATTTTACCATTTATTCTTTTACTTGGATGCTCCCATGCTGCTGAAAAATACCCGGCTGATATTAGCGAGTTTTTAAAAATAGCAGATGAATGCCAATATCTTGCTGGAGAATGGGACTCATCAATCCCCAAAGAACGGCAAATTGCCATAGAGAAAGAAGTCAATGTTACTTGCCCTAAAGCAACTGAATTGCAAAAAAAATTAAGCACCAAATACCAAGAGAATAAGCAATTGCTAGAAGTCATTAATGATTATGACTTCTAATAGCGTCATGGTGACTGTGACGAACTGATTGTTACAGTAAACACCATTATAAGTACTCCTACGAGTATCAAACCCGCCACTGCGCGGGTTTTTTTATACCTAAAATATGAGGTTTCCATGTCAGAGACAATTGATTCTCTATTGGTTTCCCTTGGCCTGGAAACAGATGCAAAGAGCTTTCAAACCGCCAATGATGCTGTTAAAGGGATTAAAGACGGCATATTGCAACTGGCCGCCGCAGCCGGTACCGGTGTTGGCTTAAAAGCCCTGACTGCGGATTTATCTGCCTCAGTATTAGAAATGGACAGGCTGAGTAAGATTACCAACTTTACCGTTAAGCAGATTGACGGCCTACGTTATGCGATGCGCAGTCTTGGTCTTAGCCCGGATGCGGCTAATCAGATTGTGCAGAAAATCCCTGACCTGCAACAGCGTGCCAGACAAGGGGAGTTAGGCGATAAAGCCTATTGGAATGGTGCATTTAACCCGACTGAATTTGCCAATAAAACCGGCATGGACTCGCTCAAGTATCTTATAGATGCTTACGGCAAAATGGATAATGACCAGCGGCGAAATCTGCGCAGTGGAATTGGCAGCGGTGATAATGATCCTTTTACCCGCCTATTGGAGGGAGGTAGCAAGGGGCTTAATGCCTCACTGAAAAATTTTGAAGAGTTATATAAACCGCTTGATCCCAAGCTTATTGACTCAGCCAACGAGTTTAATAAAGAGATGGCGGATCTGGCGACTAACTTTGACAATCTGGCCCGTTCAATGGGTGGCGACTTACTGCCAATCATCAATGCGTTATTAGAAAGTATTAATCAGTTTATTAAAGAAAACCCCGAAGTCTCAAAAGCGATTCTGACTGCAGCCGGTCTGGCCGGTACCGCTGGTGCAGTAAAGTTTGTCGGCGGCATGTTGCCCGGCAGCAGTAAACCACCGGCGGGTGCTGGTGGTGGGCGCGGCTGGTTGTCACGCTTACTGGTCAATCCGGTCACCATCGGCGCGGCGGCGGCATTGACGCCCGGCAATATTTTCACCAGTGCCGACGATGCCAAAGCCATGAGTAATCCCGAAGCACTCAAACGCCAGAACTGGGCTAAAAATAACCCCGGTGTGCCTTATCCCAGTGATACCAGCGACCTTAATAATCTGGTTGATGATCCTAACGTTCGCCAGTATCTGGAGGTGCTATCCAAAGCCGAGGGAACCGCCAGTTATGCCAATTCTGGCTATAACACGATGTTTGGCGGCGACCAATTCTATGACAGTAGTGACCACCCACGGCAATTAAAAGATTTCACCCAAACGGACGGTACTAAAAATAAAACTTCTGCGGCCGGGCGCTATCAGTTCACCAGCAGTTCTTGGGATGATGCCGCCAAAGCGCTTAATTTGACCGACTTTTCACCGCGCAGTCAGGATCTAGCCGCGCTGTTTCTTATTCAACGTGCCGGTCAGCTAGAAAATGTGACGAACGGGAACTTTGCCGATGCCACCAGTGGATTGGGGGGGGTGTGGGCCTCGCTGCCATCATCAAATTACGCTCAGCCAAAACGTTCATGGGAAGAGATTCAGGGCTACAGCGACCGCCAAACCACCCCCATGCAAGCAGTTGCCGCATCCGCGCCCCGTGGTGATGTCAGGCTGGAGCAACACAATATTATTAATGTGGGTACCGTGGGCGGTGATAGCGAATCCATCCGTGATGGGGTGCTACAGGCCACTACTCAACTGGCCCAGCAAGCGCGCGACATGATGCATACGGAGCACTACTGATGGCTATTACCGGACTATTTACCCGTAACCGACCGAAAATCGGCAATCTCTATTTTGATGCATTACTGGAAGAGTCGAGCGAGCTGCGTACTGATGTCAGTGAGTTCCCGCTGGAAGATGCCAATACTGCCCACGATAACGCGGTGACGCGCGCGCTGGCGCTAACCATGATTATCGGTGTATCCGATAACTGGTTTCGTGAACTGCTGGCCCAGCAAGATAGCAGCATTGCCGGACTACTGGGGGCCGGAGCCAGTATCACTACTGGTATGGCGGCCAGTTTGCTTTCTGGCCGGGCGGCGGCGCTGGCAGGAGTGGCTGCTTCGGTTGGCACCAGTCTGTATTCCGGCAGCTTGGGATCACAATCGCGCTCAACCCGTTCGCAAAATTTACTCGAGCAATTGCGTGAATTGCAGCGTTCACATACGCCGTTCGAATTAGTGGCCAGCCGTGGGGCCGCCTATAAAAATTGCCTGATCACCAATACCCGCACCCAATTGAAAAAAGAGAATGAGGGCGGATTGGAGATTGTGGTCGAACTGTTGCAGCTCAATATTATTTACGACACCGTTGCTGAAACCAATGACAACTTACCCTATGGCGATAGTGCTGCCACTCAGGGGCAACGTGAATACTCATTTGGTGAAGTTTTTGTCGAGGCCACGTAATGAAAGTTATCCCATTAAATAATGGTTACGCGGTGCAGCGTTTTCGGGTGCAATTAAATAATCACTATTTGGTTTTTCGTTTGCACTGGCTCACCCGTTTTAATTATTTCTGTGTCGATATTTATGAACAGGGCGAACCGGTAGTTTTGGGGCGTGCTTTGCATATTGGCGTTAATTTATTGGCGGGACTTAATACCGATATTGGCCTACTGATATTAGCCGGGGAGACCCCGACTATAGCCAATCTTGGCATTAATAATCGCCTGACATGGTATCCCGATAATGAGTAGCTATTTTGGCCGCAATTACTTACTGACCATTACCCCGGTGAGTGGCGATGAACTTACCTATCAGCCGCCATTAGAGATCCGTTTTGCTGTCGATAATACCCCGCAGAATGTCGATGCTACTGCCAGAATCACCCTATACGGCATTTCAGCACGCACCCGCGCCTTGATCCAGCGCTATGACGACAAAGAAAAACGTTATGGCAACCTGGTATTAAAAGCCGGTTATGGCGACAACATTGGCACGATATTCAGTGGACGCATTCACAATGTCGAAGTGGTCAAAGAGGGGGTAAATACCTGCCTGCGGTTATATTGTCGCACGATTGGGCTGGCATGGAATACCACGATATTTAAAACCTGGGGCGCGAATACGCCTGCCATTGAAATGCTCGAAGATGTCGCCGCGGCTTTTGGGCTTGATGTTGAAGTGATTGGTGACTTTTCCGACTTACCGCGTTTTGCCACTTCCTATAATTCCGGTGGCCGCTTGTGTCGCGATATTCTCGATAGCGTAAAAGATGACTGGAAATATTACTGGATGATCACGCCATCACGGGTGCTATTAGCCAGAGAGGGAGCCGCCAGAAAATGGGCTACCCATGAGATCACTGCTAAAAATGGTATGGAAAGCGTCCCGCGTTGGTATCTCAGCACCATGGAAATTGACGTTAAAATGAATCATCAAATTCAGCCGGCCGATGTGATTAATGTTACGTCGAGTTTTTGGACGATTAATTTTAGCGGCATGTATAACACCGACCTCAATAATTTGGCGAATATTCAGCAGCAGACCGGCCAGTTTAATGTGCTGCGTATCTACCACGAAGGTACTTTATGGGGTGATACATGGAAAACCACGCTGATCAGTCAATGGCGAATGCCCTGAGGTAATGATGATTGAGAGCAACCCGCTGTATAGCACCATGATGCTGCTCAAGCGCGATATGGTGCGTGACCTGATGATCGGCATGCCTGGTAAAGTCATTAGTTATAACGCCGATCTACAACGCGCAGTGGTGGAGTGCGGCATTCAGCGCCATGTCGGTGACGGTCAATTTAAGACACTACCCGTTATCGAACATGTGCCAGTGCAATTTTCTGGTAGCGCCGAATGGACGGTTTTTCATGAATTGCCCGCGGGTACCGAGGGTTACATTCATTTCAGCCAGCGTTCTATCGACAATTGGCTCAGTCAGGGGGGCCGGTAGCACCACTGGATGCACGGATGTTTAATCCGTCCGATGCTTTCTTTGCCCCCGGTTACCGCTCACAGCAAACCGCGATTGCGGGCTTGCCGACCGAGGGGATTGGTTTAAGTAACAAAAGTGGCGGGGTGCGTATTCACCTCACTGATGCCGGAATGACTTTGACGGCTGGCGGTACCACACTGGCGCTTACCGAATCTGGCATGAGTTATAGCGGCCCTGAATTCACTAATAATGGGCAAACCACCCTTAATGGCCGCACTGAGGTTACCCAAGGTGGCTTGGCGATTGGCGAGCTGGAAGTTGGCGACCACGACCACGGCGGCGTGCAACGCGGCAATGATCGCACTGATGGGCCGCAATAGCTCATTACCCTGATTGAATCCTACCTATTATCGCCCTGGCTTATGCCGGGGCTTTTTGTTTCCGGAGGCACTGTGATCCGCAATTTCCAAGATGGCGACATTGTTACCCACGGCAGCCAGTTTGCTAACGGTAAAGAAGAAACCCGGCAAGCCATGATCTGCTGCCTACGGTTATTTCTTGGCGAGTATTTTCTTGATGCCACCGAGGGAACGCCGTGGTTCCAAAGCATATTGGGCAAAACCTCACGCGATATTGCTGAAGCCAATATTAAACAGCGCTTATTGGCGGCCAAAGGCGTGCTGACCATTAACCGCTTTGAAATGGATCTCGATATGAAGAATCGCAAAATAACGATATTTGCCGCGGTGATTGATATTAATAACGACGCATTTGATTTCCTGTTCACTGAGGATCTTATCTAATGGCAACCATTAATCGTGACGGGGCTAGCGGCACCACGCTGAGTGAATATCTGGATACTCTGCGTCAGCGTTATCTTGCTATTGATGATGGCTGGAATATTAACCCGGAATCGCCAGATGGTCTGGCAATAGCGGTCTGGTGTGAGGCATTAGCTAATTTGGATGAAGCGGTAATTAATGCTTATCAGGCAGCCGATCCCAACTCAGCGATTGACCAACAATTAGACCGCATTGCTGCGTTCGCTGGAATCAAACGCAAAAGTGCGACCTATTCAACTGCCACCGTTAATTTTAGCGGTATCGCTTTTACTCCGATCAATGCCGGAACATTAATCAGAAATAGGGCGACTAATACCTTATGGGCGACCGATGGTGATGTTATTACTGACGCGGCAGGGAATGCGACGGTGAATGTCACTTGTACGCTGGCAGGGGCGCAGGGGGCCAATAGTCATAATCTGACCATTATTGCCACATCGATCGGCGGCATTACGGCGGTGACAAATAACACTGCAGCGTCAATGGGGTTGGATATAGAAACCAATAATGCATTTCGCATCCGGCGCAATGAATCAGTGGCATTACCTGGCTCCAATCAGATTGATAATATTTATGCGGCGCTGGTCAATATTGATGATGTTAAACGAGCGCGGATTTATGAAAATTTTGAGGATCAAGCCGACGAGAATGGGGTGCTCGGTCACTCAATGGCGATATTTGTTGATGGTGGCAGCATCGAGGATGTTATTAACAGTATTGCCATCAATAAAAGCCCCGGCTGTGGGTTAAACCGTTATAACACTTTCCCTAATAAAATCTCGTTGGATACTGTTACCCCAAAAGGTAACCCGATCACCGTAACCTTTTTTCGCCCCCAACTAATACCGGTTTATGTACGGGTTGAGATCGCCAGTAATAGCGAATTTATTGACGAAGAGATAAAACAGGCGATTGTCGATTACAGCATTATCGGTTTTGATCAGACCAATGGCTTTTCTAAGTTGGGCTTTAAAATTGGTGAAAGTATTGGTGCGGGCCGTTTATTTACCCCAGTCAATTATCTGGTGGCCGGTAATGGTTTTGTGAATGCGATTACCGTTGGTACTGCTGTTGAACAGGTCAATGAGAGTGCAGTGAGAATAGCCTTTAATCAGCTCGGCGTGTTCAGTACTGAGAATATCGAGGTGGTTTATGTATAACCACCGTAAAAAGGCGCTGTCACGGATTTACCTGCAATATAAAAACGCGCCGAAACTGCTTGAATGGATCAGTATTTTACCGGACATCAGCCAATCTTCACTGGAAGAGCAGATCACCAAAATTAATAACCTGCTGGATATTGATAATGCCGAGGGTGATCAACTGGATATCTGTGGCCGCATTGCCGGATTTACTGAGCGGCCACTCATCCGCAGCGATTACTTATCGATATTTGCTTATAACGGTACCGGCGGCGCACAGCCCTATAATGTCGCGCCGTATAAAGCGCCGCATGAACAAATCGGCAAAGTTCCGGTATCGGATTATCTCTATCGTGTATTAATCAAAGCCAAGATCCAGAAAAACAACACCAACGCCACCTTGGATGAAATCAAAACCGCGGTTGATTACATTCTGGATGTTAATTCCGCCATCATCGATGGGCAGGATATGACCATGAAAACTATCTGGGTCGATAAACCGATCCCCACTAATGTCTTAGTGCTTATTCAGCTATTTGATTTAATCCCGCGACCGCAAGGCGTCAAAGCCAGCCTGATCCGCGTTAACCATCATCCCTTTGCCTATAAAGGCACATTCGACGCTCAGCCTTACGGCATGGGTGCTTATATCTAATTGGAGCCAACATATGGCCAGAAATGACAGCTTTAACCAGCCGTGGGCCAGTGTACCTGCACAATTTGAACGCCCCGGCGATGGACTGATTGCGCGTGGTTGGGCAGGGGGTGCATCAGAAGATCCGCCCGAGGCCAAGTGGGAAAACTGGTGGCATAACCGGGTCGATTTAGCCTTACAGGAATTGCAAAACCTTGGGCAGCTAATTTGGTTTACCGATGCCCCCTATCAGGCTGGGGCGAGAGTGAGTCACGGTGGTAATAGCTATATTGCATTGTCAGAAAACACCGACGTAGAACCCACTGGCGCATTAGACATTGGTGTGTGGCGTAAAGAGGGGGCCAGCACCTATTTGCAAACGGCTAATAACCTTTCTGAAATTGCGGCGGCGGGGCCAGAAGCAATAGCTGCCGCCATCGCTAACCTTGGCTTAACGGATACCGCCTCCATTGCTACCAATGCATTACAGAAAAGCCAAAACCTCAACGATGTAGCAGATAAAACCGCCGCACGAACTCATTTAGGGCTTAAAGGGGCGGCAGTGCTGGATATCGGAAAAACTACCGGTACTGCTGCCGCTGGCGATGATAGCCGGATAGTAAATGCAGTCCAGTCTACCAGTACCGCTATTAGTCTTCCCGGCACTCTGACTACGGCAGGTAACTTAAAAGGCTCAGGAGTGATAGCAGAAGGTACTGTTTATGCGGGTAATACTGCCGCATGGCTAGCAGCTGACGGTAATATCTACGGCCCGCTCTGGGGCGGTTACTTATCTACCTACTTGTCTAACCGCACAGACCACCGAGTCAGGGCGTGGGCGGCAGTGCAAGGAAACGGCACAATTATTAGCTCATTTGGCTTTGCTGCGATAAACCGTACCAACGTTGGCGGCTATAACTTTGTCATGTCAACGTCAAACGGCGCGTATGCGGTAACGGTTGGGATTAATGGCGGCACGCAAAATGGTGCATTAAATGCTCACTCCGCCAATATTTGGAATAGAACGCCTAATTCATTTAGCATTCAGAACGCCCGCGATGGTGGTGTAAGTTATGACTGGACTGACTGGCCGGAATTTTATGTCATCGTTGTTGGCCCGTAAGGAATAAAAAATGGAAAACCTAATTAATCAAGAGCAACCAGACAACGACGCATACGACAATATTTATGTTGTCGTGTTTGAAAATGCAAGTGGGCGCGGAATGACAGTGGTCAATTTCGCTACGCAAAAGTATTTAGATGCATTTACCCATGATGGGCCTTGGTTGAAAATCTTGCGTGAAGACCTGCCAGACCAGAGTTTTATCGAGGCTTGGCAGTTCAATAAAACCCATGATGCTATCGTCGTAAATCTGGTTTGGTTGCAAGAAATGCAGGTGGCAGAAGCGGAAAGGGAACGGAGCCGCAGAATCTGGTTAGTTCGGGACGAGCTTACTGCGCTGCAAACTGACCTGATGCTGGGAATTATTGATGATGAAGGTACGACTCGTTTAGTCAAATTGAAGAAATACGTGGTTGCTTTAAAGCAGTTAGATGTATCGACAGCACCTGATATCACTTGGCCGGAGCTGCCTCAATAATAAATACGTATATTTGTTTTTCATCATAATATTTTAGACACAATAAAATGAAAAATAATTCCAGCAAAAGCCAGCAATGAAAGTGCAAAAATGGGGATTGCAATGGGTTGAATAGCAAAGGTTAAAAACTTAAATATAAACTCTATGGCCTTTAGGAATATGACAATGCCACCATATATACTTTTCGGCTTTTCACGTAGTCGTGAAATTATCATCTCAAATTCAGTGGATAATATTTCTTCATCTGTTTTCACTTAGTCACCACTATTATTCATTATAAAATGAAATGTTACGTTTGCACCATGTACATATCAAATAGGTATAACAGATCGTTTTCGCGGTATTGATCGTTACCGCCGATCAATTGGTATTTAAAGCTTATTAAAATGACCGTTTTTATAACAAATGGGATTGTTTTTTATTTAGTTTCATGAGCCAAGAGTAAAGCGGGCTAATAATGAGAGGGGGAAGAGTGATGATAATAACGATTGAAATATGACCAGTATTATAAAAGTACAAGCCGGGCTTAATTGCCCGGCATCCAAAATGGATTTACCTAAACTATTCGATTCTGGTAGAGTATTATTAGATATCTAGCATGTTAATTTAATAAAGATTCAGCTTTTTTTATGTTTTTGTTTAGCAAGTGTAAATGTGAGTATATATGCTCGTTATATTCTTTATAATTCAAGAGGAATTCTGATATCTCACCGGTAAATAGACTGTGATGAAGTATGTCAATTAACACTTGGGTGTTATCGATGTTTTCATTTGCATTTTTTAATACTGTTTTTAAAGCAACCTTGATAGGTGCATGAATGCGTTTATTAGCATAAAAATTTGTTGCTTTATCTAATAACAACTCTAATAGTTCTTTTGACTGATTAAAATCATCTACAGTTACACGGTAATTTTCTAACAATTTTTTATTGTTGTATCTGGCGCTGTAAGTTATTTCTTTGTTTTCTTCATCTGAAAATTCATTATACCAATGTATATTATCTTTAATGTTTCTATTTTCGTGGTTAAAGTTAGTCATCGTAATGAAATTGTCTTCATCCATTTCATATTCATAGAATTGATCTTCATCTATCATTGAAAACTTATGAACTTCATCTACTGAAGATTGATTAACTGTAACACCAGATAAGTGTTTTTGCGCCTCAAACAAGAAACTGGATTGAGTTAACATTCTAAAGGAATTTATATTCGATCCATTATATATTTCTGTTTGTAGTGATTCTAAAGGCCCCACGCGTTCTCCATTATGCATAAACCACCAATCTTTTTTTGCATCATCCGAAATAAAAAATATATTATGACCATCTGATTGCTTTGCTTTTTTTAGAACTTCCATCCATAGATAAAGATCACCAAATTTATCAGTAAATATTCTTTCGGAGAAATAACAGGTTCCATTTTTCGTTTTAGCATCACTGAACCCAGGCGGTACTGAGGCAGCATAGCGTTTTTCTCCATCGGAATTTATTTTATCAATTAATTCTTGTGTTGGTAGTTCGCCACAGTTTTCCCCAATTATTTTGTCAATTTCTAAACGAATAAAATCACTTCCTGCAATTTTTATTTTTTGCTCAATTCGTGGGTCTATTTTATTTTTAATGAATTCTTCTATAGGCTTATTAAGCTCAGACTGCAGAATAGTAAGCTCTTCGGATAATGAAGAGTAAAGGTGTTTTTTGATTTTCCCCTCAGATAATGCTTTATCAGTTTGGGTTGATATAGATTGAAGGGTTTTTTTTGTTGTTTCTAAGCTTCTTAGACTATCTGAAATTACTTCTTTCCTGTTTCTCTGATACTCGTAATAAACCTGAAATGGGAACCATGAGCGTGAAGACAACTGATTCATTACACTAAGTAAGTCTTTTCTTGTTTGTTCTTCGCATCTATAAAGGTTAAATAGAGTATTGGTATCAAAAATAAATATAGTTTTTTCATCTTGCCAAAGTGCCGCGAGATCAGCCTCTTTAGGTGTATAAAAACCTCTGAATATCTTGTGCATACAAAACTAACCTTATAATATTATTACGATTGGAAATATTTTGTCATATCTATAAAGGTTTTAAAAGGTTAGGCCAATAATTTTTTACGTTGCAGTAAAGGTATTTACAAACTAGCATTTTGGGCTGTCAATCATGTCTTGTTTGGTCTGTTGCCATGCTTTCGGGCCTAAAAGGAAAAATCGTAACTTATTGAATTATCGATGCATAGTGAATTTACCCTCGCCAGATCAATAATATTTTAATGTCCAGTCATCATTGGCGTTACGAAATTTTTACGAATGATTCCGAATTAATAGATAACTATTTGAACTTAAAGGAGAGAGTAATAAGGAAAACCAAGGTGTGCCACAGGAGGTTACGAGCTCAACCTATTGATTTATAATCATATTATTGATTTTAACCTGAAAGAGGAATCGTATTCGGTCTATTTTTAACCCATTGATTTTAAAGGTGAATTTTGTGGTTTATCGAAATTTATCGAAATCTGATATTCGGTCTTTTATAGCATCACGTATTCTTTCCCTATCGTATCAAGATACTTGTTCGTCATCTTCTCCGATTTATGCCCCAGTAGTTTCATCGCAAATTTCTTACCTTTTTCCTTTTCATACAATCGTCCGGCTAAACTTCTGATCTCATGAAATTTTGAAAGAAGTACTTAGCGGCTTCATCGTTTGCAAAATGACGCCTAACTAATCTAATGCAACGTTCTTTATCTATGTATTACCACCAGAAATGTGAACATATCGACAGGTTGATGGCCATGAAAAGCTAACTGCTGCGCCGGACAGTGAAAAGAGTCAATCTATATTTTGAACGTAAATGGCTATGGACGCAGGGGCACTCCGTGACTCAATGGTAAAGCGGGGAATGGTCAATGATAATACCGTACTCTGCCATCATCTCCTCCAAATTGTGTAGGTTCAAGCCAAATACATTGCGCGACCATATCAATGAACAGTGCTGTATTTTCAGTGGTATACGCAGAAAACATCGTAAAAAATAACATATTGCCTGACGACGGATTACTGCAACAGAGCCGTATTTATTGTTGTAAAAATAACAATAAATTATCTCGCATAAGAAATATCTTACAATAAGTCAGCTTCCATTCTGATATACGCCCCTTTTTGTTTATTGTTTAATCACCTCAATAAGGAAAAATGTTGATCAATATCAAATTTTGATAAAATTATCACTTTGATAACCTCAATTGTGTTGACATTTTCTAATATAATTAGAATAACCTCAGACTATAAACATGAAAAAGCAACTGATAGCACTAACAGCACTGTCTTATTAGATTTTTGGCTTCAATGCAGCAAACGCAAAAGCACCAACAGCAGAATTAACAGTCAAAGGTCAGGTGAGCCCCCCTGGTTGTATTATCATGGCTCCAGACGGCGGAGTCTATAACGTCGGTGAAATTGCAGGGCATACTGTTAAACCTTCGGCACTCACCGTATTGCCTTCAATAACCAAAAACTGGTCAGTAATTTGTGATGCTGAAACCTACGTTAGCGTGACCGGTAGCGATAACCGTGCTGGCAGTAGCACGTCCGGAGGTCGCTATGGATTAGGTTTTGTTAATGGCGCCGGAAAAATAGGTGATTACGGCGTTTATTTTTCAAATGCAAAGGTTGATGGTACTGCAAAATATTTCCGTAAACAGGAAGAAGCCGCTGCGGCTATTTTATCATTAAGCATTGGGCCACTGAATGGGCTGAGCTGGGTCCATGCTAATGCAACAAAAGCACCAGGAAAAGTATTCAGTGCTGATATTGAAGTCATGCCGAGACTTGGCAGTGTTGCTGATATGAAAGGCCCCATTACAGAGAATGTTAAAATAGATGGTTCAATGACGTTGAGTATTATCATTGGTATATAGATAATAATACTTATAAAGGGAATTCATTATTAAGTCCGTCATTTAAAATAAGCATTGATAATTTTATATCTAAATTAATAAGATTTGCGCGGCAGTAATTATATTTGCAACATTAATCCCCCAGAGAGGGTTTATTTGATACATTGGTCTTGTAAAATACCAAAAAAACCTTACCAAGCCTGAATATGTACGGGTTGAAACGGGAGTTTGCATCCAATGGGCGCATTAAAAGATCGATGGCAGTATGGACACTGCGAAAAGCATTAAAGCTACACAGAATATGGTAAAAGTGTACGGTATGAGAGGGCTTAACGTAGCGCCATCATTAAGAATCAGACATGCCGAAGGGAATGCTATTGATATGAATATTTTATGAGCGAGAGATTTCAAAATAAAAGTAGCGAGGATATCTTAATTGAGAATTTCCCCGAAGATGGAATGAATACAGAACTCCACGCCGTAGGGGAAAGTTTCGGTGTTATAAAAACCATGGTAGCTCTAAAGACAGAACTGATTGGTCAACGGATATTTCATGAGGGTGTCAATGTTTTTTATCTCTTGTCTAATAATGCGGTTTTCTTATGAATGTTGTTATATCCCCATAATTTGAATAAATAATACTTTGTTAAATATAAGATTATATGGCTTGTCAATTAATTATCTAAGTTATCTCAAAAAATATAATCATCTGCAGCATGATGTTTTCATCCAATTTATTGGCGTTAATAAATCTCAAAACTACCAATTCGGATATCCTTGACGCGTTAATAAAGCATGAGTTTTGACGCGCTATTGGAGTAATTACGATGTCGGGATCAAGCACGAAAACCCAGCAATGGCGCTGGGTTGGATCGCCATTTTGATGACTTAAGCAATATTAATAAAGGAGGTCTGTCGATACATTACCAGTAGCTAGATACTCTCGAAAAGCAGTGATAACCGGATCAAAATCATCAACTATAGTTGATGCTCCATAAGGTTCACCGTGCATAAGCTGCAAGCCACCTGGTGAGTTTAGGTTGTGCAACGTCCTGACGTTATATTCACCATCACAATCATTTTCACCTAGCAACAACATATAGCGTCCAGATTCAGTGTATAAAGATAACTCTTCAGGACCGATATCGTCACAAGCGTTATTTTTCATACCCAACACACCAACGTTATCACGGAAAAGTTCAAGGACTTGGAGTAAGTCATCCTCAGAAGGGTTCTTTAAAGGTTTTAACTGTTCCCTATCACCAGAAGGGCTAAAGAAATAACCGCCTAACACTATATCTTTATTCATTTAGCCACCTTGATAGATCTCATTCCTGTTTCCCATGTGTATTTTACTGGGTCACCATATTTATCGACAGCATGTATAGTGAGCGAGTTTACTTCAGCGGCATTTGCGGCTGAAGTAAACTCGCCTCTACAGTAACCACAGACATCTTTACCGCTCACAACCATGTTTATATCGGCTCCCTTCGAGACCCCAGCTTCATGTGCTTGTTGAAGAGCACCTATTTCGGCATGAGCATCCGCCATATTTCCATTTGGGAACGTTTCTTTAGTACCGTCAGCTAACACTTTTGCTTTAGTTTGCTTAACCGCCTAAATCTTGGGCTGTTTTCGTATAACCTTCAACATTTCCGCTGTAAACGCCTCCGGCAGCCTTGGTGTTAATCGTACGGAAGGCTTGCTGTGCTGGCAAATCAGGTACAGAAGCACGTACCAAACGCTGAACCTGTGTTGGTCGTGGTTTTCCTTCAGAGTGACTATAATCTTTTCTACTCACCGAGCTATTAAATTCAGCGATAATCTTTTTCGCACCATCAAAATGAAAACTAAGTGGATCGGTGCAAATAAGCTTACCGTTTTCACCAATATAAAATAGCTTGGCAGGGCCATGAATGTCGCTGAGCATGACAATATCGCCGGAAAATACCATTTTTTCAGTTTGTCTTTTTCCCGAGCCTCACGAGATGGCCTCGAATGCGAGGCTGCCCTGTTTTCACGCATATTAATAATGTAATGACCATTATTATTGCGGTCATCCAATTGATATTCACGGCAGATACGTGACCATGCAGCGTACGCGCTTATTATGCGCTCATACTCTTCGGGGGGAAGATTATCACGTGGCAGGTAATACAAATCATTGCCAGGCAAGCTAAGACTCATATCCATTTCCTTATGGTGTTAACTAAAGCAGTGCCACTGCATATCTATTGCTCAATAGATTTTCTACAAGAAAGCTCTGTATTTAGCCGTCTCGTGGAGTAAATATTTTTCTTATCTCTGATAAAAAAATAAATAATCGATGTCCGGCCATGGTTTCTACATTGATTATTTTAGCCAGGTTCAACCGGCGAAATTTTTACACACTCATTTCTATGGGAATCCAGATAGATAACGGTGAATGTTGTCACAGGTAATACCCTAGGATTATAGCGAGCGAGGCTCTGAAAATAGTTTGAAATTATGGCGAGAGTTATACTGTCTAGTTGGCGATTTATGTTTACTGGTACTGATTTTTGTGGGAGCCAGCAACCTGAAAGCATGGAATAAGCCCCATCAGAAACTGATGAGGCTTATTGGTCATACACCTAGCGGATCTTTGAGTTAAAAACTTTTGAATCCGTTAGTCCTCACTCTCTTAAACCTAGCAGACTATTAAGCTCGTCGATTTGTTGCTGCCACTCACGTTGTAATGTGATTTTTTGGTGTTTAGGTTTCCGCGCCAAATCCTCGGCCAGTTTGGCCTCCAGATCCAGCAAGGCTGTCAGCAAATAATCTTCCTCACTTTTCATGAGGGTGGTAATAGCAGCTGTAGCAATGGCTGAACTTGAACTCGGCGCTATTACTGGTTTATCGGCCAGAATGTTGTAAACCGGAGCCAGGTCGTGCCACTCTTCGAGCCGTTGTTGGTGGATCAACCAGAAGCGATTACAACTTTGCTCAATTAGCATGCGGTCATGTGATACCAATAATACTGCACCTTTGAACGTTTTTAGTGTTTCCGCCAGTTCCTCTTTACCTTCTATATCGAGGTGGTTAGTCGGCTCATCCAGTAGCAGTAACGAATAGTTTGCCAGTGTTAAGCCGATAAACAGCAGCCGTGAACGTTCACCACCGCTTAGGGTACTTACCTTTTGTTGATGCCGCAGGTAAGGAAAGCCCGCACCAATCAGCGCCATTTTTCGCTGGTCTTCCGTCAATGGTGCAAAAGACGTCAGCGCGTCGCTGATTGAATCGTCATCGTGTAATTGATGTAGGCTTTGATCGTAATATCCCATACGGACTTTTGGATGAAAAACTATACCCGCATCGGAGGTTTCTGGCTGGTTAAATTCTTGCCATAAGCTATGTAATAACGATGACTTACCGCAGCCATTGCGGCCAACTAGCGCGATGCGATCGCCACTTTTTACTCTAACTTCATCCAGTTCGAATAAAACAGGTGCATCCGGCGCAGGACGCACCTGCAAATCAGATAGTGCCAGCACACGATCAGCAGGCAATGCTTCACCATTGAGCCGCAATTGCCATTGATTGCCGGCCGTTAATAGAGTTTGATCTTCCTTCATTCGATCAACTTGTTTCTCCATCTGCTTGGCTTTACGAGCCAGCTTTTCGTTGTCATACACGCTGCCCCAGATAGCCAACCGTTTGGCACTTTTCGCTACTCGGTCGATCTCCTTTTGTTCTGCATGATGGCGATGAGCATCGGCGCTATCCTTTTCTTCTAACGCCAGCCTGGCTTGTGAGCAGGGTAGACGAATAAATTGCAGGGTTTTATCGCGCAAGATCCAGGTGTAGTTGGTCACGCGGTCGAGCAGGCTGCGGTCGTGCGATACCAGTACAAAGCTGCCTCCCCAATTTTGTAGAAACTGTTCAAGCCATAGCAGAGTTGGTAAATCCAGGTGGTTACTGGGCTCATCCAGCAGCAGTAAATCCGGCTGGCGGATCAAAGCTCGCGCTAGCAGCAGGCGCGTATGTTGCCCGCCGCTCAGAGTTGCGGCAGTCAGTGACCATACGTTTTCCTCAAAACCCAGTGTGGCGAGTAGGACTTCGGCTTGCCAGCGTTCCGGTTGGTGCAGGCTGCCCGGCAGATGATTGAGCACCGCATCTATCAACGTAGCTTCGTTTAATGCGCAGGGCAGATGCTGTTCTACCGTGGCCATCAAGCATTGATTTGCTGTTGTGATGGTGCCAGAGGTCATAGATAGTGCACCGCTGAGGATATTCAGAAGGGTACTTTTGCCACAGCCGTTATGCCCAATCAGGCCGATGCGGTCGCCTTTTTTCAGGCTAAAAGAAATCTCAGCCAGTAACGGACCGAAGGTGTTGTCGTAGCTGACAGATTGCGCAGAAAGTAATGTACTCATGATGCTTATCCAGATTTCAGGCATAAAAATGCCTATCGTCAAAAATTACTGACGATAACCGGTAAGCCGGAGGGAAGTTCTCAGATTGTTTAGTTAGCTTCGCTCAAGCAGGTTATCGCAGCACGATACCAGTAATGCTTGAGCAATGACGATCGCTAAGGACGAGCGAAACTAAAAACATTTCACGGGTCAACATGGCAATCCTCCTTATATAAATTGGTGTATGAGTGGGTTGATTATATTGATGGAGTTGTTATTTAGTCTATCTTTTTATATTCCATTCTTATTCCAAAAATTATGCTTTACTCACGATTTATCTGCTTTCAGATTGTCAGAACTTGCTCACCTAAGCGGCTGCTGTGCCGTTGATGAGTGGATTAAATCATAGGGTTATATTGATATCAATCATTAGTTTTACTTCATTATCAATCATAGGGTTAATATTTTGAAATTTAGACGAAAAAACCAGCAAGAGCTGGTTTCATTGGTGATTTATTTTGTCTATTGTTTCTACTTTAAGGATAATTCTTTGATATTTCTGGATTTCAATAGCTCATTGAATAACTTGTCGTAGTTCTCAACTTTGGTCCTAAGTGCTTCAATATAATTGTCTTTATCACTTTCAGGTAGTCGGTCAAACAAATTCAGCAATTCCCTTTGTCTTTCACTTAAAACGACTTCTGAGACGGTGGGGAGCTCTGGGTTATCCGTTTCATCACTTAGCAACCAGGAAAGGGAAACACCAAAGGCTTCAGATAATTTTAATGCCGAATCTTTGCTTATCTTTCCTTTCGTGAACCAGCGGCCAGCGGCTTGAGGAGTTATTCCGCAGATACGAGCAAGCCCCGACTTATTCACGCCGGTTTTATTCATTAAGTGATAAAGTCGAGCCGCAATAGGCGGTTCCAGTGAGCTTTTTTCTTCTTTCATATCAAGATTATAAACCAAAGGTTTAATTATATAAATAACTCTTTAGTTGTACTTTGATATAACCCTATGATTTAATCTGGTTGCTGTTTAACGTGGAGGTTGAAGCTACCCAGACAAAAATGCCCATCTTCAGCCCAAACTGGGCTGGGATCAAAAATACCCATTACGTAGCGGTAGGCAACTCTAGTGTTAAAAGGTTAGTTATAAAAAATCACAATTGAACATATGAGAAAATCTACTTAAAATAAGCCAAAAGGTGGTTTTTATGAATATAAATTATTTCCGTTGTCCGCTGATGTTCCATCCTCGAATAGCTAAAAGCAGTGGTTATCTGAACGTATAATCACTGCCACGAAATCAACACGTTCCGTGGCTTTCTTTTATCGAAAAGGAAAAAGTCATGAAAAATAAACACTGGTCACAAGTCGAGTATCTGCATCTTTCCGTCAAGAACCCGAATATTTTGATCAGAGGCCAACATAGTTACTACAGTGACTGTTGGGATGATGGGTTTGAACTCTCGGTTGTTCGTTATCTCCACGGCGACAACGTTAGCCAGCAATGGGAGCCGCTTGGGCATATTGACCAACTTATTATTGGTGATTATGTCTGTATTGGTGCGGAAGCTGTAATATTAATGGGCGGGAATCATAATCACTCCATTGATTTTATTAGCCTTTATCCCTTTATGAGTATGGTGAAAAAATCTTATCAGCCCAGAGGGAATACCGTACTGAATGATGGGTGCTGGCTTGGAATGCGCTGTATGGTTATGCCTGGTATTACGGTCGGAGAGGGCGCTGTTATTGCTGCGGGGAGTATTGTCACAAAAGATATTCCTGCGTATGCCGTCGTCGGTGGCAACCCGGCTCGGGTCATAAAATACCGTTTCTCTGAAGATGTCATTACGAGGATCGTAAATCTACGGATTTATAAACGACCAGATGATGAAATTGAAAAGCTGATCCCATTGCTCAGCTCTGACGATATCTCCACGCTGGAAACCGCGTTAACCGAGCTATGCCCTTGGGAAAAAGACACTTAATAAAATGAGAGCAGCTGATATTTCCTCTTTCATGGGGTTATGTCAGCTATTTCTAATATGTGGCTTTAATTAATTTAGTTAGAAGGGAAATCGAGTTTAATCGGGTCCCCTGTAGGGGGTTAATAATATAAGGATGTTACCTAATGATTCCTATAGAAAACTTGATTAAGCTTCTGCCTTCGGATGGTACAGTTTTACTCCGTTGCGAACATGGTGAGATAGTGAGTGTGGAACACTTAAGAGATAATCAGTTTGTCGCGACCTTACCGGTATTAATCGAATTGGCAGAAATAGCCGGGTATACAATTTCAATGCCCGATGTTTAACGGAATAATAGCTCTGTCGGCCTGAACAACTGACAACCTAAGCAGTTGTTGTGTCATCACTCAAGGGGGCAAGATGACACAACTATCATTTATCAAATCTGACAATAACATACTGACACCGGCCATGCTCGAAGTCAGGCAGTATCTGCATTATAAAATCAAGTTGAGATGCAGCTACGTCAACTATTTAACAAAATATATTCGTCATAGCGGCTTGTGGGCAGATAAGCACGCAGCCCCTATAACTTGCCTCAAATACTGTGATGTATTGCCGCGCTGTGCAATTAAACCTCCAAATGGGCAGGGGCCTGGAAATGCCATATTTTCCATAAACTCCCCCATTTAATTAATAGCGCCACCATTGACCCTAATTAGGACGGGGCGTTATGCACACACAGTATATTTCACGGAAGGAAGAAGAGTTATGATGCGAATATCGAAAAACTTGCCTTCAGGGCAGAAAAAACCAAGGCGTAATATTCAACTTGTTCTTGAACGCTGGGGTGTATGGGCTAAAGATAATTCAGGTATTGACTATTCCTCTATTGCCGCAGGGTTTAAAGGTTTACTCCCGTACACCACCTCATCACGACCTTCATGTTGTGATGATGATGGATTAGCCGTTGATGGATGTGTTTCTCGTTTAAAACGTCATCGGTATGACGAGTGGGAATTGGTCATTCGGCATTATGTCTATAATCAATCTAAACGTGCTATTGCAAGGCAACAAAAGAAAGACGAAAGAGCAATAAGAATAAATCTACAAATGGCTGAGGGCTTTGTTGATGGTTGCCTTGCCATGATGGATATTCGCCTTGAGATGGACGCCGAAATACAAAATTAATTTTTTATGATAAAAGTGTTGGTGCGGCCGCAAAAAGTGCATTAGTCTGATAACAGTTGGTTGTGCAGTTGCACTCATACAGTCAAAGAAACCTCGCTCAGGCGGGGTTTTTTCATTTTATCCCAAGCATTGATGAGGCCCGATACTTTTGGGCTAAGCTCCTAACGCGTATTAATTAGAACATTGAGAGCAGCAGGGCAACGGGCAGGCTTAAGGGCCAGGTTATACCAATTAAAAGTGATGATAAGCACCTTACTACTAAGCTCTGGTCACGTGTCAGCGGGAAAATAATGAAAGTAGAAATAATAACGCCAACTACATAAATACAGAGCAGAATAAAACCGGTATTCATCGAGCAATTTTCCTTTTGTCTATGTTGTTGGCTTATTATCACCGAAAGAGACGGTATTTTTACATAATAATTTAAATTATTAGGCCTCGCTATTTGTGTGGTTTTTTATAGTTCATCGCCAGCATCAATTATCCTCAAATAATCTCTGCGTCTGGATGGGGCACGGCGGCGAGCTATTTTCCAAAAGCAGCAAATATATGCCCAGGCCAACTGGCAGGGGGAGACAATGAAGATGGATAAATATTCCAGCGCGATATCCTTGTGGTTCGGCGGGTTAACAACAACGATTGGTGCCTTATCTCTAAACGAATGGGCCATGGTAGTCGGTATTGTCTGCACGACGGGAACCTTTATTGTGAATTGGCACTATAAGCGAAAAGAATTTCAATTACGGAAGAAATAAAATGTCTCCAACTCTTCGCAGTAAGTTAATGGGTGTTTCTGCTTTCGGAGCACTGGCTATTGCTGGTGTATTACTGGGTGGTGAAGATGGATTAGAGGGCCGCAAGTATGTGGCTTACTACGATGTCGTCAATGTCCTCACTGTATGCGATGGCCACACCGGTAAAGATATCATCCCCAGTAAAAAATATTCTGATGCGGAATGCGATGCTTTATTGCAACAAGATCTGACGCCGGTACAACGCATTGTTGATGCAGCTGTGAAAATCCCACTAAGCCAATACCAGAAAGCGGCTCTGTACTCGTTCACCTATAACGTCGGGCAGCATGCTTTTATCCAATCTACGCTGCTTAAAAAGCTCAATACTGGCGACATCAAAGGCGCTTGCGATGAGTTACGCCGCTGGATATATGCTGATGGTCAGTCGTGGAAAGGGTTAAAGAATCGTCGCGAGGTAGAGCGGGAATTATGCCTGACAGATTAA